TCAGTGACATGTATAAATAATGACCTGATTCTTCGGCGCGTTAATCAGACCAAATTGCTGGTCTGACAGTCGCTGTGCATAAAAACCTTCTTGTGTCACGGCGGAGGGGAAATACAGTCTTCTGTCTTTGCTGTGCAATGGGCCACTGTCAACGTTGCCCCCGTCACTGGTGATGGTAAAGGAGGTAAAGCGGTCGATGATTTTTGCCCGCGTTTCACCAAGAGGCTGCCCCTGCAGGTTTTCTATTTTTCCTGTGCATTCCTTGCCGCGATAATCAGATGAGCAGGCTACTAACGCCAGTGAACCAGCCAGAATGATGGCCCGCAATCTTCGCATGATGTTACTCTCCCTTAACCTGCCAGCGTTTGAACCACATGTAAGCGTAGCGGATAAATGGATGGCGATCACGCGATGATTTCTATGGCAATAAGGATAATCGGGAGTGCTTGTGATGCCTGAAGCTTTGCGTGCGCGCCTTCGGATCATCAATGCGCATCCGCCCACCAGCTACTGAGTTGTTGTCACACTAACTATTTAGGGTATAAAGCATGACGACAACCTGAGGTTGACGGTATGCTTGTCGTTAAAATCATTGAAAATTTACGAGGACATTCCCGGATGAAAGAAGAAGACGCGAGCCTGATGATCATACAAAATGCCATAGCCTCATTGCCGGAGGCACAAAAGCAGCGCGTTAGCGCCTGTATCGCTTCTATCAGGCAGGTCATGGCCCAGTATGAGGCTGAAGATGCAGGGCTTGCGTTGATGCTGGTAGCTGCTGAAGTCGCAGCGCAATAATATTTTCGCAACGCGACCTTATTTTCATTATTTGGCCCTTTCCGGGCCTTATTCTTTAGCATTACTGCACTAAGTGTACCCCTCTGTTGTTGGTGACCCCTATACTGAATCAGTGTCAGAGCTGACTGAGAGCGTATCTCTGCTGCAATTCCGCTTTTTTTTCGCTTCAGAGAAATCTGTAAAGGTTAACGATACGCACTAATCCCTAAAAAATCGGGCGGTTAGTCATTAACCTTGTGCTAAACCTTATCACGGACCTGAAAATATGGAGTCGCACATGAAAAAGACAATATTGGCTGCATCAACCATCGCTATCGGCTTGTTACTGGCGGGCTGTGCTAACGACCATGTAATGCATATAAGTGATGGGGGTTATAACTAATTGAATTAATTAATAATATTAATCACCCTGTTCTACCTTGTGGCACTGATGGGGCATTCACCACTAAATTAGCGTTCAAAATTGCAATCTGATCTTTATTTTTGTCACTCATCCATTTCCCGTAGACGTTGAAAATCATCTGTGCTGAAGCATGACCCATCTGTTCCGCAACAAACAGAGGGTTTGCGCCAGCAGAAAGAGCCCAGCATGCATAAGTATGTCGAGACTCGTAAGGCTTCCTGTATCTGATCCCAGCTCTGCGTACAAGAGCCTTCCACGTATTCCATAGAGACCCTTTCTGATACCAGTCGCCAGCAGTGCTTGCTCCCGGTGATAGTTTTGGCAGGAAAACGAACGTGCATAAATCTTTGCGAGTTTTCCCCTTTTCTCTGAGATGCACATCTACTTCATGCTGCTTTCCCATTCTTGTTGTCAGCATCTGATTTTTCAGTGCATCGATAGCAGGCTTTGTCAGATGTATTGTTCTTACTCCAGCTTCAGTTTTCGGCGGTGTGAAATGGTCAGCAACTGAAAGGTTTCGTGTTACCTTCAGCGTCCATGCTGTTATGTCGATATCCTCCCATGCGAGAGAGATGATTTCCCCGTGCCTCATTCCGGTGTATAGAGCCAGTGTCCAGATGTTTTTTATCTGAACGTGGCAATCTACCTGCATTAGCCGAGCGTATTCCTCTTGTGTGATCGGGTCGGGCTCCGGCCTGGATTTTTTCATCGGCTTAACGCTGGCCGCTGGGTTGGTTTTTATATATCCATTACTTTGCGCAAAAGAGAGCATTTCATTCATGCAAGCAATGCTGAAATTAACAGTCGGTACCGATCTTCCTTTCTTCGGCGCGCGTGGAGTTTGATCTTCCCTTTGTTTGTGATAACCGGTCAGTAGCTCCACCCTGCAATTTAGAACTGTTTCATTATTAATTCTCGAAACGAGCGTTTGTTCACCGATAATTATCCTCATGACATTCATTGATGAAACATACCTGGTGTGCGCGTTAATAGTCAGAGTCAGCGCTTTTAGCCTGAGCCACTTATCTGCCAATTCGCCGAATGTTAAATTAGATTGTGATATGCCAAATCTCTCAAGATTTACTGATTGCGGGAACCTCCTTGAATAATCGAATGTACCTGTTTTTATTTCATAGCAGACGGATGATCTGAGTTCTCCAGCCATCTTCCTGTTTTTTGGGGTATCGGGAACCCCTAGGGATTCCCTGACTCTAACGCCCCGATAGATGAACCAAACGCGCAGATTGCCGCCATGGTTCTCTACCCCGGTAGGATATCCAGCCATATATGATTCTCATCTGATAAAAGGGGGTGGTATTTAAGCAGATTTTGCACGATGAATAGCAGGTGGTTGATTTTCTATCCATTTTTCTACAGCTTTTAGGCGGTAGAAGCACGCGCTGTTATCCTTCGGAGCGCCATCAGCAGAAACATGCTTGTACTCTCTTCCTTGCATCCAACACTTCTCCCTTGCTGTTTTTATTGTGTTCTTCTTCATTCCAGTGAGCGCCATTAGTAGAGACTCTGAGACCCACTCGCTTGGAACGATCTGGATTAAATTTTCCATCTTGGCATCCTTTAGTGACTGACTTGCTGATCACGCTCTTTCTTTGTTGCATAGCGCCACGCGTAGCCGCGGTGTGACTTAGCCCGACCGCTGATGGCTTCTTTGATGCCGGAACGGTGAAATCCCGGTGCGTAATATGCTGATCGGAAATAAACCTGCTCACCTGTATGCAAGTGCGTGCCGACCACGGCCATTTGTCGTGATTTGATTTCTTTCACTGGCTAAGCTCCTTTTCAATCTGACGCACAAAATACACGAGCCATGATTTTGGCCGGAATGTACCAGTAGGCAGACAGTCAATAGTTTTGGCGTACTTATCAAGAATTGTGGTAATGATGCGGTCGTGTTCTGATTTTTTACGACCCCTAATTGATGTGATTATTTCTGTTCTGCATTTGCGCGCCACTGACCTGATTGCGTTTTCTGTCTCTGCATTCACCGCGCTCTCCGCATCTTAATCTCATGCTTACGACAGCAGCCAGGCGAGCAGTAATTGCTGCCCGGCATTAACGCATCATCGCCGCATAATCTGCATTCAGTAGCCCGTGGTTCCGGCTTTTGTATGTTGGCCAGCGCTACTGTGATGTTGTGTTCTTCAAGCTGAGATGCCTGGTCTGCTATGTCTGACATCGTTATCTCCAGAATTAGGGTGTAAAAAAACCGCTTTCGCGGCTATCGGTAAACTTCTGAACACTGCAGCTTCACATCTCTTCGCTCTAATATCAGCGCTTTGATGCTTTCGCATTCTGCCAGGGTGTAAATGTCATCTGAAACGGGGAGGGGATTAGAGCCGAGCAAGAGAAGGACATAGCCGATTAGCATTTATCCTCCGGGTCGGGCGCTACTGTCGACGTCAGCGCGGCGAGGGCGATGCGGGCGGTAACACATCTTTCCCGTTTGCATCCCTCTACGTGTATTTCATCGCATGCGTCACGCTGGCCCGTAAGCCATTCAACCAGCGCCGCTTTTTCTGATTCAGTCATCATCTTCGTCCTCGTCAAAATCGATTGGTGCGTCACATGCCGGACAGTAACCATCTGTCGCGCGCACTTCTTCGGTTAACGACTCGTGTTTGCACGACCAGCAAACTAAGGTTTCACTATGCATCTTTCACACTCCCGCCAGCGGCCTCGATGGCTTCAATATCCATATTCCTGACTGCCTGCATAACATTCATAGGCGTGAACGGAATATCTGAAACAACTTGATCTGGTAATGGAGGAAGATTCACCATGAAAGGTTTACTCACAGATAACTGGTCTATAGCTCGCTTTAATAACTCAGCCTCAATAAAACTCAATTTATATCCCATTTCTAAACTGGGCTTTATCTTCAATAGAATTTCAATCATCGCTCTTACTCCCGCTGTTGAGGCGCAGAACGTCATCAGCTTGGTTGCATAATTCCAGCATCCAATCTATCCATTCTTTACGCTGCCAATAACATGGTTCGTCATCATCAACGCCTTTTGCAATGTGATGTGGTGCGCGATTAATGCTGCGTACAGCACTCACCATTTCATGCAGCTTCTCAGCTACCGGCACAGCAACCGGGGCGGGGGTTATTTGTGATAGGTCCCCAAACGTATACCGTCTTAACAACGCGAGGGTTTTCCCGTCTGGGGCGTATCTCTGTAATGCTCCGCATGCAGCAGATAGTGCATCTAATTCAACCCATCTAAATTTGACATCTGGAACGCTAACCGGCTTCTGCTCCCTCAGCTCCGCCCGTTCAAGCTTTAACGATGCCGCGTATAGAATTGTTGCGCCGATAGTTTCGGGTAGTTTGTTCGCCCGGCGCATCTTCTCCCATGTAGACACCTCGTCACGCAGCGATGTCAGTTCTTTCTCTGCTGCCAGCATTCTGGTTTTCATCTTGCAGTACCAACCAGACACCTCATTGTAACGGGATTCAGTTTTCTCAATCCGCGCCGCCTGGGCGTCGATGTGGGCCAGCAGGGCGCGAGCTTCATTTACATTTACTATATAAGCATCTGACTCTTCTTCGTGTTGGCTGACGAGCAAACCCAGCCCGTAAATCACTTCTTCTGCTGTAATTGTCATGCTGGCTCTCCTGCTGGCAGGCCGTCATAGATTTCTTTGAAATGGCCGCGAACAACCATGCGGCGCAGTGCGCTGTACATGAAATCGCATTCTGCTTGCTTGTTTGCGATGAATGGCTTCTGGTAAAACCATGCTGTGTTCGGCGGCCAGCCAAGAACCTTCTGAATCCGATTGCCTTTCACATAGAGCAATCCCCATCCTGTGGGTAAATCATCAACGCCAATAATTCCCGGCTCGCACATAAAGAAACGCCAGTCACCCATTCCCTGGCTCGGGTCAATGCGGAAATGCTTTTTTCGGTCAGCGAGAAAATCCGACCGGGAACACTTCACTTCGATCAGACATGAAACGCCGTTGCGAAACCCGATAGCGTCAGGCAATTCCCCGGTACCGGAATAAGCACGGAACTTATCGTGAAACGCCACGCCGAATCCGTTCGAACGCAAGTACCGCTCAGCGCGGAGACATAATTCATCGTGCGTCATCCCTTGTTCCTCCCTTTCCTGAACAGCCACGGCTGCTCACTCAGTCGCTTTGTTTTGTCGTATGGGCGGTTCATGCGGCACCCCCACGGCGATATTCGATATAACGCTCCAGTTTCATGCGCATCTCCGCTGTGTCTCTCGCCCCCTGCACAGATACAGCGCATGCAGTACGGCGGCCACCGTTATTGTTAAACTCACGACCAGCGGATTTTTGCAGTGATGAAATATCACCACCCATTCGCGAGAACATTACAATTAACTCTGAAATTTTTAGATGACCCCATATCGCCTCAGATGATTGAATTTCTTCACTGACGGCCTTCTCATATCTCTGCTCTTTAGTCATCAGCGTGCCGGGTCTGGCTTTCAAATACGCCTCTATGGCCCCCTCAATGGCACGTTCTTTACTGGATGCACATATGAATGGAGAGCCAACAGAGAACCTGAATTTCCACTGCCTAATTCCCTGCTTCAGCAATCCAAAATCAATTAATTCCTCTTCTGTTACTGGACGCTCACGCATGGCATTCCCCCTTACTACGCTTCAGGGCTTCTTTGTAGCTGGCTTTGGCTTCTTTCTTCGTTCTGCACCAATCGCCCTCAATATCCCGGCGCGGATAGCCATATTCGGCATCATAGGAGCAGCGGAACATCCGGCACTGTCCATCACGGTTATATTCAACCTCAGGCAGTTTGTAGCCCAGCAACCACTCGCTGAATGACATGCAACTATCGGCATCCAGATACTGGTCATACGCCGTTGGCTTTTTCGGTACGGGCAGAGCAGAAATAGCCGCAGCCTGGCCCTTTTCGGTGACGTGATAGATAACACCGCCACCAACAAAGGCTGGGGCTGGACGGCTGGTGGCATAGCCTTCTTCGACGAGTTCCAGCCACGATGCGTTATCTGTGTGACCCTCGTCAGCCAAAAAGTAATTGCGATACGGCTCGCGCTGACGCTCATTGATACCGAGAGCATGCTGCATAAGTTCGATGTGGAGCTCACGCATGGTCGCCTCCCTCAACTTCGGGGTACTTCAGCGGGCGCGGTTTGTTCTTTCCATCCCACAGGCGGGCCGGCCGCCCATGACGACCAAAAACTTTCCCTGTGCTGTTGCGGATGCGTTCGACGTGATCGCCGATCTGGAAAATGGCCTGAGTTTTCGTAACGCGAACTACCGGCATAACCAGCCATTGAGATCCGAAACTGGTCATTCCAAGCTCAACCAAATCACCGATTTTAAACTTAGACATGGTCGCCTCCCCGCTCATTACGTTCACGAATAGCCGCACGGATAGCCAGAATGCGTTTATTGGCCCGGCGCTGGCGGCGAGACGGATTAACCTGCACCAACGAACCAGAGCGAGTCATAATACGTGTGTTGCTGTGGTAGTGAGTGCCGCCGAGAATGCGCCGAGCAATTCGATTGCTGATGCGTTTAGACATGGTCGCCTCCCTGCTTAGCACCACAAATCGGGCAGTAGCTCATCTTCAAAGAGCATTCCTTGCGTGTGAAATTTTTAGCTAGTTCACCGTTTTTCTTCGGTGCGCGGTAGGCCAGCCTGTATTTCAGCATTACGAAAATACCGCTATTTGCGCCCATGGAATAAACTTCGTTATCCCAGCCGGTTCCGTCCCATCGATCCGCGATTTCGCTACCTTCCGGAACGCCCTGCATCAGGTGAGCATGAAGCTTTTCTTTAAATTCATTCATGCAGTTACATTTAGCCATCATTCAGCCTCCCCGTTGCGTAGGCTTTTAGCCTCAAAAACGATTGCATCATGAAATTCAGTAGCGCCCGCTGATCGAAGTTTGGCATCTTCATAACTGATGCCGTGACGGTCCATTACGCAATCCGTATCTAAATATTCAGGTGAAACGTTAAGCATTAGCTCAACACCCCGCGCCATCATCTCGCGGTCACGTTCCGCTAACAGGCGGTCGGCTTCCGGATGTTCAGCGGAATGCCACAATTTATGTGCGACCGGCTCCGGATACGCTCCGTCAGACTCATAGCCACGGAGTTCTTCAGACAGCACATCATTGCAGAGTTTGATTTTCACGTTTTCATCCAGTACACCGTCAACACGCTGCTGCAACTGCCGGATAGTCTCATCAGCGCTTGCAGCTTGAGCGGTGCGTGCGTCTACTTCGCTGTTGAGCTGGTATGCAATATTCGCCTTTTCGAGATACTTGCGTGAAAAATATGATGCCAGGCTTTCTCCGGTAAATATGTCGCGAGGACGTGCTTTCCCGGAAAGTACTGCATCAACGTCTGATTTATTCATGGGTTACTCCGTTATATAGAGGCCAGCAGCAATCAGCCGCGCACGACGCTGCGCCGCCAGAATGTTCTTCTGTCGCTGTTCTTCGCCGGCGTTTTTGAATGATTTAAGGCTGACTACGATTGTTTTTGTGGGGCGGGGTGCTATGCGTTTTGCTTTCTTTTCGAGAGTGTAAATTCTGTCCCTGAAGCCTGATTCATCAATGAACCATTCACCTGCTGTTATCGTTGCTACAGCGTTCTCATTGATGTAGTAGCGCATTATGCTGTTAAGCTCTGCAGGCTCCATCCTGAAGATGTCGGCTAATTCCTTTCCAGACATTGGTCGCTTACTTAACTGCCACGCTACTTTCTCTTTTAGCCCACTATTCCTTCCGTGATTTCGCCGGTAGAAGGGGATTTTTTTCATTAATCACCGCCATTGGTCACCAAATTTAAATCCGATTGTGTCGAGTGCTTCATCCATTTTTTCAATAAACTCAGGAACTAACTCTTCAAACTCTGACATGTATTTTTCGTCGCGCTCTACGATGATGTGATGTATCCCTTCTCGTTTCATGCGTGGGTCGTAATTCGCGAAATACCATGCATCCTTTCCTGCCACCCACATGCTGTACTGCATCTGAGCCATGTAGGCGCTCCTAATGGCATCAAATCCGCCTAGGCGAAATTTCATGAAATCACGGGAGGTGAAAGGGCACTTCAGTTCCAGTCCGCGACCATCACTGCACAGCCCATCAGGAGAGCAGGCAGTTCGCATCGTTTCGTCTTTATAGATGATTGCAGCTTCAGTTACTTGAACTCCGGACGTAAACTCGAATAGCGTCCGCGCTGTTTCTTCATGCTGCTTCCCCCAGGACAGGGCCTTTGCGTTTACCTCCGGAGCCATTCCGGTACAAACTTCAGCCAGAAGGGTGTGGAAGTAAGACATTTTCATGTCTGTCCATTTAGTTCCACTGCGGGGCTTTGCGATGACGTTAGAAGCCTCTGATGCTGTAATAACACCAAGCCGTAACCGCATCCATTCTTCGCCCCCCTGCAAAAGTGTGGTGACGTCTACGCCCGTACGTTCTTTGATAAATTCTGATTCAATCATGCTGCACCTTTCGCTCTTATCTGAAGGAAGTCATATCCCTTTCTGGCTTCTTCTTCCGTGAGTTGCCCCGCTTCGTAAATTTCACGCTTGAAAGTTGCACGACACAGAGGTAAAAAATCGTCGTCCCAGTCTTTATCGAGCCTGGTAAGCAGATCGGTGATCGCCTGCAATGTCTCGCTACTGGCAGTGGAAGGCAAAGCTTTCTGACTGTCAAAACCTGTAACGTCACGTTCGTTGATATCCAGAGTTTTACCTTCCATTTCCTCTGCCGTAGGCTGTTGACCTATTTCCGGCCACGCCTTGCGAAGAGCCTGCGCTTCGGCGCATTTTGCCAGTTGTCCATACGGGCGCTTCTTCCACATTGCATTAGGTGCAGTAGTTTCACGTCCAGCGGTGGCATAGTTTTCAATCCAGTACTCTTTAGCGCTGAACTCAACTATTTCCCCGCTTGGCATTCGCTTACATACCGTATATTTGCAAAACTGAGGGAATGTCACTTCAACGCCGTTAAGTTGTTGTGTGACGTCAGGTCCAAATTCCGGCTCATGTGCACCAGCATAATCGCCTGACCGGTCCGCTTGAATGCGGTAAAGGCCGATACCAGGCATAACCACATCGCGCCATTCGTTCTTGCCGGTCTTTGCATCCTTCACGCTCATTGGGACTAGATGAACAGGCTTCATTAGAGGGTCTAACTGCCGTGCCCGGCAATAATCCAGAGCCATCATCACGGATTCATCCCTTGCTCCGGGATATATGCTGTTCTTAAGAGCGCTCCACGTCGCTACATCAATGCCTTTTTCTGCCAGAGCATTGGTTGTCACTGTCATTTCGCTTGCCACTTACGCCACCTCGTCATAGCTTTGTTTATTGCGCCAGATGTTGATCGCATACTCGCGCGTCACCCGAATAGTCAGAACATCCCACAAAAACTCATGAACCATTACTTGAAAACCGGAGTCAGATTCACATAGAAATTCACATGCAAGGCCAGTGAAATGATCGGGCTCATATCCCGATATTGCCTTGTAAATAGGATTGGTTCTTTTTAGTTCAGCAAGTCTCTCGACTTCTTTCCTGATGTTTTCATTTGCGACTTCATCAAGATTCGAGATTATTTTGTCGATCTCTGTATTGTCTTTGATGTTGAGCTTCATGGGCGCCCCTCTGCACGAAGAAAATCGACAATCTTGTCCAGCAAGCTTTTTCGCGGGGGCGGGGTGAACGATGCGCTTGTCAGGATGTTTGATGGATGGCGCTCGATATATCCGAACGCGTTGAAATTAGGGCGACCACATGCCGCCCCAGCAATGGAAAGTTGCATGGGTTTTCCTTTTTTGGGTTGTAATTAGTAGGTAATGCGGATAGCGCTTACTGCGCCTTTTGCGATAGCGGTAATGCAGAGTTTCGCGCAATCTTCAGGAACGCCAGCGGCAATTAAATCGGCCAGCGCTTTGTTGTTAACTGCTTTTCTGTTTGCAACATCAGCGGCTCGTTTTGCTGCTTCATCAGCAATGCGCTTCTCTTCGGCCAGTCGTGCGGCTTCAGCCTGTTCTGCTTTCCGACGCTCGGCTGCAATTGCTTCCTGCTTTTCACGCTCTGCCTGTTCCCGCGCTTCCTTCGCTAGTCTCTCGGTGCGCTCCTTCGCTTCTCTGGCTTCGCGTTCCGCACGTTCCTGTGCGGCAATACGGTTACGCTCTGCCTGTTCTGCTTTGGCCTGCAATTCACGTTCACGCTGTGCCGCCGCTTCACGCTCACGCTGTACTTTCTGCTCAGCTTCGATTCGAGCCTTTTCTGCTGCCTGATGCTTTAACTCTTCTTCGTAAGCAATGCGTTTTCGCTCAGCTTCGGCCTTCGCTTCTGCTGCGTCACGATCGAATTTTTCATTCAACAGCAGGGCAATTTCGTGGTCAGCTTCAAACTTCTCAGATGCTGCTTTGTCATGCGCTTCGTTCATTTCGAGCGCCTCAACGTGCCATGCGATCATCTGCTCTTCAGCTTTGATGCGATCCTGCTCAGCCTCCCATTCAGTGAGAGGCCGTCGCACTTCATCACGCAGCGTGTCGCACTCGGATACCCAGCGGCGTAATTCAGCCTCTGCGGGCTTTACAGCTTCTTTTAAGTGACGAAGGTAGTCACGTCCCGGCTTCTCAACTGCCGTCTTGCTGCGAGATACCTGCGCTGCAAGTGAAGCCACGCGAGCACGTCCTTTTGCTGTGCTCAGGTCTGGCACTTCGCTTACTGACTTGCGAATCTGTTCGAGATACGCATCAAGGCCATTCGGAACATACAGCGCTGGAGCTTGCTCAGGTTTAATCTCAAGTACTGCTAAATCAGTGCTTTCTGTCATTTCCCTCTCCTGTATAACGGGCATAAAAAAGCCCGCACAGCGCGGGCAAAGAAGTTGTGGATGATGTCGAGTAACATCGTCGAAGCGACTCGTAAATCGCTTCTGCGGTGTCAGTCTTTACTGGATGCGAGCCTTAAGCATTTCGTCGGCATACTCATATGCCTCTCTTGCAGCATTATGGTGGGTTAGGTAACTGCAATGCTCTCCTGCCAGCATTCCTGAAAGAGCCTTAGACGCGAAATAGTCACGCAATGTCATTCCTTCTTCCTGATATTGCAGAACGTTATTCTGACCATCGTATTCCCACTGCTGCCGAGGGAAAGCTTGTCCGCCTGTTTCTTTACTCATCATTCCTCCTGATTTCAGGCACAAAAAAAGCCGCTCATGGCGACTGGTGAAATAAAATAAATATGGCGGACTATGCTTTGTGCTCAATTGCCTGAAGTTTCTCAATGCGATCTTCAATACGACGCCTAGCAACATAGAAGTTAGCTTCGAGTTCACTTTTCTCAACATGCAGCGATTCGATCTGCATCTTCACCAGTTCCTTTGGCTCCATCTCGGGAGCGTCAATAACAAGCTCAGTTCGCATTACCTCACGCCATAATCCGAAATGCTGATCGCGACTTTTTGTCCATGGGTCAACTGGAGGTTCTTTTCCTGTAAACTCTATGGCTTCATGCCTTAATTCACCTACCCTTCGAAGAGAACCCGATTGCACGCATATAGTTGTTATAACGTGTAATTTTATTTCCATACTCACCTCTTATCTGCTGTGTTCACTATGTGAACGGGTAATAAAAAAGACCACGGGTTAGGCGGATTTTACCAGGTCTGAAAACGTTGCTCGCCACATGTGTCCACCGCGCAAACCAAGTTCTGATGCGAGGGCTGACAATGCTTCAAGCTTGCTTTCGCCAAATCCAGCCGGTGATGATTGGAGGTCAATAAAATCTGTTCGGTGGGCGCACCACGCGTTTCCATCTTTCTCGATTACAGCCCCAACAACTTCTGCATATTTATCGGCGTCCACATCATTGCAATTCCATTTTTTAGCCAGCTGATCGATGCGTTCTTTTTTTGCTCCAAGCGCCTGTGCTTCAACCAAAATATCCCATGCGCCTTTTCTGTCTGAAGGGTCGATAGGCCAAGAGCAAACTGCGAAATCAGAGTCGCGAATATCAACTATCGCGTCAGGGCTTGGTTTGTAAATCAGGTCGTTGTTTTGGTGTAAGTAGTACCATCCTGCTGTGCTCATATTTTTTACCTCGCTGTCACGTTGGCTTTAGATTTGCGATGGCCAGCCCGGTATGTAGCAACCTCCGGCAGGCAAATTGGTCCACTGTAATCATCATGCTGCTTCGGTAGATCAACATGGGTCAGCTTCGCCCAGGCTTTTGCAATTTTCTTTGCCATCTCCCGGTCAGCGTCTTTCTTCGCGAAAAACTCGCCGGTCTTTTTGTACTTGCGGTTTTTGGCGTTGTCTTTCGCCAGATACGTGATGACTACTGTCATGATTACCTCCGGTAATTGGCTCTGGTGATGCAGACAGCCGGACGACTAACTCCGGTCGCGTACTCATTGCCAAGCGCCTACGCCGAATAGGTTGGCTTCTGCCTGCATCCCAAAGCCAACTTCACTTTGGTTCCCCGGACCTTCCAGGGACAATCCCATATTTTTAAAGAGCGCCATCATCCTGATGGGTAGTGCGTCCTGCTGATGGGGTAACAATAGCTAAAGCGATAATTTAAGTCAATCGCTATAACGATAATAATAATCTATAAAGTGATAAATATATAATTCATAAAGGAATAAATATTTTTGTAAATGCCATCTAGGCGGTGAAGTGATATGGTGTTTTAGAAGAAAAATGAACGAGGGAAGATTCATGGACATGGAAAAGGCGCAGGTCGGCACAGCGCAGGTCATCGGTGACGCTGTGATTCAACTGATAGCAGAGGGCAGGGCGATCACGAAAGAGTCAATACGGGAGATGGTGGAGTTACTGGCTGATGCTGAGCCTGATTTAGCTGTGGAGTTTGCGATCTGGTTGCTGCGGGGATAGGCACAAAAAACCCGGCGCGGTGGCCGAATTTTTTATAATTCTTTGATAAACCTGATTTGTAAACTCCGCAGTAGTTCATTGGTTCTAATAAAACTAACACCAAACTGATCGCATATGTCAGGAATCTTCGGTTTCGGGCTTCCCTTGGCCCTGACTTCGTGAGTGACTATGGTTGCAGATAAAGATTTTGCCTTTGCGATTAGCCACGGATCAGCAACGCTTAAAAAAGGAGCGATATTATGATTATTTTTCTTCCTCAGTTCATATTCCGTCTGAACATAATTAGCAATGTCTGCAAAATTTCTCTGAGTAGCCTCATCGTCAACAGCAGAGAAGAAGCTCCTTCTTTCCTTAACCCATTCATAAATTGGATCATCTTTGTGAGCAATTTCATCATAGACATGTTTAATGCTTAATAACTCTCCAGAATAAAACCTCTCAGATAAAAAATCCCAAAATCCTGGGCATATATCCATGCAGTAGTAGTCGTTTTGAGCCTGAATGAAAATATTTGAGTCGATGATATATGTCAAAGTCCCAATTCCTTCTGAGCGAATTCATTAATTTTACTTGGTCTAATTCCGGTTAATCTTTGTGCTTCTCTCAAAAGCAACTTGCCCTCTAGCGCCTGAGTTACAACGGCTTTAGCAAAGGTCTCGCTAACTCTTCCTTTTTGAGTTCTGGGATAAGATCCACCACCACCAGGGGATTTATCGTTGATTTTTGCAACGAAAGAAACATATTGATTTTCAGTTATAAGATTTAAAGTCAAAGCTCTTCTTGCAATTACCCACCGACTAACCTTGAAGAAACTAGTTAAAGAGTGGATGTTATCTTCCCAATCGGAATCATCAATCCATCTTTCTGTTAATTTATCTTCCGGTACCAGAAATTCAGCAGCAACAGCGTTACACAGCTGCTCCTCTCTAGATTTATTTTTGTGGTCTAAATCACTTATAGCAGATTCGCCGATCATGAGATGTGCCAACTCATGAATGAGGGTGAATAGTTGCGCGGACTTTGCATCATTATTATTAATAAAAATAACTGGCGCTCTTTCATCCGCCACGCAGAATCCACGGAAATCTTTTACGTTAATGGGCCTATGGGTATTGTTCTTAACAACCCCATTTTTCATTACTAAAATTCCATTTCTTTCGACTTCTTTGGTTAATCTCGCAAAAAAGTCTTCCCATTTCCCACTTTTGGGAGGAATGCTAACTAAAAGCCGACTTCTTAATTCGTTGACAAGAATTTTGTAAGATGTGTTTTTCGTATACTTTCCAACGAGGTCTACCTTGTCAAGACCAGCTTCCACAGAATATTCTTTGTACCAATCAACCTTGATCATCACATCTGTTAAGGTGTCTCTAAGCTCAAGAGAGACGTCAACGTCCCTGCTTCCAATAGTGCGTCGGTCAGGTATGGGTAAATTTTCATCAATAGGTCTGTCGAGATAAAGACAGCCAAAAGGGACATGGGCGATATCTGCAAATTTTTGTGCTTCAGCAAAAGAAATAGGATGAGAGCCATCTTCCCATTTTTCAATGAGATCCGGTTTTTTTTTCATTTTTAATGCAACATAGCTTATAGAAAGATTCGCTCTTTCTCTCGCCCACGTTAACATTTTCCTATTTATAAAAGCCTGAGCCATAAATCCTCAATACTAAAAAAACGCCCATTACACACTTTCATTGTTGTGCATCCATGATCAGCCGTCAACGAGTATGTGGCTGAAAAAGTCCGCATCTCTGCGACCTCACCCAAACGTCTCGCCCGGCCATTGGGACTTAACTAAACCGCTTATAATCTATCGACTGACGCAACAGAACCTTAGCCATGACATGGAACTGGTCTTCGTCTCCATCTTCCACGTACCATTTTTCATAGACGGGGTTATCGCTGATAACTGCCAATCGGTCTCTTTGCATCTGCAGGCGCTTAACGTGAAGAGTTTGACCGAAAATGAATACGTAAACACCATCACTATCAAATTGCGTAACGCTGATATCTACAAAGATGTGATCGCCTGGTGAAATGGTGCCATCCATGCTGTCACCGTTAACGGTAATTACCTTCACGTATTGGGCTGGTCGCCCACCAAACAATGACTTTGCCTGCTCAGTGGTGTACTCAATCGCTCGTATGGTTTCGATGAAATCTGAAGTCAGGAGAATTCCATTACCTGCACTGGCCTGCACATCAAGAACGTCAACACGATAAATATTGCTGTCAGTTCTTGGCTGCGATGCGACTTTTTCTGATTGCCCACCCTCGCGCATAGGCCCCTCACCTGAGGACAACCATTCAGGCCGGACACGTAATGCCCCAGCAATTTCAACGGATTTACGTGAACCCTTCGCACCATTCAATAGCTTGTTAATACTGGACTGTGCCATGCCCACAGTTTTAGCAAGACTTCCTTGAGTCATACCTGCCTGCTGCATTGCCAGCGAAAGCCTTTCTGAAAATTTCATACGTACCTCAGGTTTGTATTTTTTCATTCTATCGCTGAGGCGATATTTAATCAAAATCGCAAAGGCGATTGATTTTCGCTAAAGCGATGGATAGAATCACCTTGTATTAATCGAAGAGGTGATTATGAAGAATTCAGCAGTCGAAAAAGCGATTGAGATTGCCGGTAGCCAAATGGCGTTAGCAAAACGCTGTGGTAAAGCGCAATCAACAATCTGCGACTGGCTGAACGGTAAGAAACGGATTTCCCCTGAGCATGTTCCGGATCTGGTAAATGCTACAGAAGGAAAAATCCCTGCTTACGAGTTTCGGCCTGATCTACCCGGCCTGTTTCCTCATCCGAATCAGGCCGCCTAAGCACCACCGCTCTTTAAAACTCTGATCCCGCTCCGGAAGGTCTGGAGCCTTTAGTGGCAAACCCCACGGTTACGCCACGTCTTAACACCAGGAGATAGTAGAAGATGGAATCAACAAGTAATAGCAAGTTAATCAATCAGGTAGAAACAGAACTTCGTTCTCGCCTGACCCATAAAGGGCAACGCGCTCTGGCTGCTGAAGCAGGGTGGCACGAATCGAAAGTAAGCCGGTTAAACCTGCGCGATATGGCGACGGTTTTTGTGCTGCTTGAAAAAGTGTGGGAAACAAGCCTGATAGCAGAGGTTGCCCGGCAAGCGGTAGCTGCTGCGATGGGAAAAGAAAAAGCCGCAGATGCTGGAACATTTGCGGCCTGATGCGAATTAACTGGACGAATTCACAGGAGTAATTATGCCAGGACTAACTGGGTATGTAAACAGTGACGGGGTGGCTTTATGAGTAATCTCGCATATAGCAACGTCTCACCAATCAGGCCTGATACGGAGGCCGTGGAGCGCCGTGTGGTCGATACCGATAATGGTTATACCAGAATCGCTAACGAGCTGCTGGAAGCTATCGCAAGTGCCGATTTAACAGCGCGACAGTTGAAACTGATGCTGGCATACGTCCGCAAAACATACGGTTTCAACAAGAAAACAGATCGCATTGCTGACGAGCAGATTGCCCAAATCACCGGGCTTTCTCGACAGAACGTCAACAAGGCAAAAAAAGAACTGCTTTCAATGAATTGCCTGGTAATGGAAGGGAGTCAAATCGGCATTAACAAAGAGGTTTCAGCGTGGCAATTCAGTAAGTGTCTCCAAGTTAGCAACTTTGTCTCTAAGCCAGAGACAAAAATAGTCTCTAATCTAGAGACTTTGCCTGTCTCTAAGTCAGAGACACACAAAAGACATTCTTCAAAAGACAAGAAAGACAATATTAATAAACCCCCTATATCCCCCGTAAATGATTTTCCCAAACCGGCTGAAAAGCCAAAGGCAAAATCATTCGATCCGATGGATGCCGAGTTGCCTGAATGTGTAACCGCTCAGCTTTGGTCTTCGTGGGTTTCATACCGCAGAGATATCAAGAAGGCAATTAAGTCTCAGCAGACTGTCACCCAAGCCCTGAACCTGTTAAGCCGCTGCCATGCCAAGGGGCATAATCCAGAGGATGTGGTTAACAACAGCATTGCAAACGGATGGAGTGGACTGTTTGAACCAAAATCAATGCCAGCGCAGAATTTTAACAACGCTCCGGCACGGGCCGTATCTGAAAACTTCAACGGCAAGGACTACGGAAAAACTCAGATCCCATCGTGGGCACAGGAGTAAATATAAATTATGGATAACAGAAACCAAATTGACGCGCTGCAAAAGAAAATTGCTGAGTTAAGCTCGCCGCCCGTTCACCACGATCATGTTAGCTACGAAGAAATTCCTGCCGTATGCGATAGGCACGGTGAATTCACGCAGAGACTGAAGAAATCAACTCTGATGACACGCACTGTCGAATCTAAAAGCGACTGCCCAGTTTGTCTGGCCGAAAAGCTGGCTGAGTTACAGAGACAAGAAACCAGATACGAAGCTGGACGCAGGGAAGCCAACATCACACGCCTAATGATGGATCTGAATCTGCCACAGCGTTTCAAAGAAGCCACGCTGGTCAACTATGATCCGGTAAATCCCGAAGCTTCTCGCTGCCTGAAACTCTGCAAAGCCTACGCGGCAAAATGGTTGGATCGACGCAAGCAGGGTGGCGGACTGGTGATGTGTGGTAAGCCAGGCACTGGAAAAAATCATCTTGCGCTGGCGATCGCTAAGCATGTCATTAGCGAGCATCAGCATACCGCAATGTTCACCACTGCACTGCGGATTTCCCGGGCATTTAAAGCCACGTGGGGCAAGAATGCTGAGCGCACAGAGTACGATGTAATCCATGCATATACCGATCCTGACCTGTTGATTATCGATGAGGTTGGTGTGCAGTTCGGTAGCGACTCGGAAAAGCTGATTTTGTTTGAAGTAATCAACACCCGATACGAGCAAATGAAGCCGACAATCCTCATCAGCAACCTGCCGCTTGAGGAGCTTTCAGCATTCATAGGGGAGCGTGTAATTGACCGAATGAACGATGGTGGTGGATGTACCCTGGCTTTCACATGGGACTCTTACAGGTCTAGAGGTTCGCAATGATCGCATACACAACAGAGCTAATAACGGGCCCGCTATCGTCAGCAGGCCTTATTTTTTGGTTGAGGGCGTGGAGTGAGTGATGGAAGGCGTAGTGAAATGTGCGCTTTATGCGCTATCTGAAATGCAGAAATTAGCTGATTCATGGGGAAGACTATCCTTGAGGGTAAGCAAATTAAAATATGGCGGAGTATTTAGACGCCTGGCATTAAAAAGAAAATGCCAGGGGCTGGTATTCCACGACAGGATTTTAAACAACGAGCCGTTTGAGAGATACATGGATACGGCAGAGAGGTAGACCGTGAACAAGCAGAGCTATTTTCTGATAGACCAGTCCCGACGAAGAAACTGCATCGAATTCATTAACTCACTACCCACTAATACCGACCGCCCCCTCGTAGTAACCATCCAGGAACGAACCCGCAGTCTCGATCAAAACGCCAAGTTATGGGCCTGCCTGAACGATGTGTCAGAGCAGGTTGACTGGCATGGTCGAAAACTGACGAGTGAGAACTGGAAGCACGTTTTCACTGCAGCACTGAAAAAACAGGATGTAGTTCCGGGGATAGACGGCGGATTTGTTGTGTTAGGCCAATCAACAAGCCGCATGACCGTTGGTGAAATGCGGGACTTAATCGAACTTATCAGCGCCTTTGGTGCAGAGCAGGGTGTTCGCTTTGGCGATGATGCAACCTGTGCAATGCGATGGGCCGCACATTACGGGAGAGCAGCATGAGAAGCTATACAACATCAGACATCCGAAAAATACGCGAAATGGCGATAACTCATACGCCAGAAGTTATTGCTGAATTGCTCGGCCGCACGCCGTCAGCAATCCGCACATGCGCAAGCCGGAACGGAATACAGGTCGCAAGAAAACAATACAATTACCGAGGTAGTCAGGTTCGCCGTAAAGCCGAGGAATTAAGGCAACGAGGTGACTCTTACCGGGCGATATCTAAAGCTATAAACGTACCGCTTTCAACATGCATGCACTGGCTGAGAGGGGGAGCGAATGCGACTGACGTGGTTCGTCCATGACCCTGTAGACACTGACACCGCCAACGAACTTATCTCACGCTACGCTTCCCGCAATATTCCCACGAAACGAACATTAGCAACCGACCCGCGATTGTGGCTGGTGAGTGCGCTGTTGCCTGAAAGCCAGTGGGAGCCGCGGCAGGACAGGACTTATGAAAATCGTATCTGGAGCTGAATATGGACAAAGAAACGTGCGAAATATGCGGCTTTCCGTCCGACGGTTCAACGGTCTGCGACGAGTGCGCTGCTTATTACGAAATGACCGACCCAAACAGTTACGGAGGTGATGATGAGTGAGTTAAGAGCAGGCGGGCTGGCTCTGGTGATTGGCCTAAAAGAATTTGCCCATTACAACGGCAAGTGTGTGCTTCTTCATCAATTAGTTAGCGAGGGGGAGATATTTAAATCGCCCATTAATGATCGGCCATGGATAGAAACGGAGCCTGGTGAATCATGGGTCACTACAGGTGATGTCATGCATCCTGAGGGCGAACATGGGTGGGGTTGCTTTGAACCGAAAAACCTCGTCCCCATAGACGGCGACGACTTCAGCCACGAAGACGAACGACAGAAGGAGTTGATTAATGGCTAAAGGCGCAAAGCCGAAGCTGAAGAACTGCCCAATCTGCTCCACTGAATACATCCCCCGAAGCACCCTTCAAAAAGTATGCCACGAATACAAATGCGCTATCGACTTCAACAAGAAGCAAGATGCGGAGAATGCTGCGCGCGAGCAGCGTAAGCAGGAGCGACTACAGCGCATCGAATTGCGAGAGAGAAGGGAAAGACTAAAGGGAAGATCGGAGTGGAACAGAGAGGCTCAGGCAGCAGTTAATCGGTACATATTTTGGCGCGATTATGGAATGCCGTGTATCTCATGCGGAAAGCCATTGAATTATGGCGTTCGCGGTGGGGCAGTTGATGCAAGCCACTATCGTTCCCGGGGCGCAGCGCCCTGGCTACGATTCAATGTGTTCAACAACAATTCCAGTTGCGTCCACTGCAATCGCGACTTATCAGGCAATCCTATCCCCTATCGCATCAACCTCATTGAGAAGTTTGGACTGCTCAGGGTTGAGCGCATCGAGCATGACAACACCGTTCGCAAATTCGATATCGAGTACCTGAAGCGAGTGAAGGCCATTTTCACGCGTCGGGCACGTCATTACGAGAAATTGCGTAAACGCCAGATGGAATATGCAGCATGACCGAATACCTCAAAGAAAAGTGGCTCCGGCTTCGCATTCTGAAGATGCGCGGCATGTTTGAAATCAACTATCGAATATTGCGCAACACAGCGAAAATCATGGGGGTGAAGCATGCCAGTACGCGAGCTTAATCTAAACAAAGAGCAGCACGACTGGCTGAATAACTGGCTGGAACTTTGGGGGGCGTGGGTTTATTCAGGCAGACTTGAAAAGCGACAGAGCAGCATGATTGCTCAGTGGATGGCATCAGTAGAGCCGCAACCCGGTATGTCCCGGCCAATGTGCAATGACGATGACGGAATGTTGATTTCTCAGGTCGTAGATTCCGTCATGTGCATTGATAAAAAAGCGTTTGGCATCCTTCTAAGTTACTACGCTCACGGCTCTTCTAAACGTGCCATTGCATCGTACTACCACAAGACCGCAAGTCCTCGCAAAATCGACAAGGGAAGAAATGGGGAGGGGCGGCGCAAGCCGTCATACGGAACATGTCGAAATGAAGTGGACGATATTCTCAAAGCAAGCCTGTGGATGATCTACCATCCGTTGATAAAAGCATTCAACGATCGCAAACCGGTAGCTAAAGTTCAACATATTGAAAAGAGAGGGTTGACATCCTTTAGCCATTTAGCCACAATTTAGACATATGCTGCCGTACGTGTTCATAGAATACGACGGCGGCTTTTTTATTACCAAAAAATGGGCTTCGGGTTTGTGGCGCCAACGGATTTTAACGATTTTAGTCACGCCAGGGCTCTCCACAAAATAAACAAAAAAGTTTATAAATCCTCTTGACTGTATAAACAAAAATGTTTATAGTTATCTCAACTTAAACAGACAGGAGGAGGTAGTGAAGCAAAGCGAGTTCAGGCGTTGGCTTGCGGCTCAGGGGGCAGAATTTAAAGACGGCACAAACCATCTGAAAATTTTCCTCAACGGCAGGCAGACGATAATGCCGAGGCATCCGGGGAAATAAAACCAGCCCTCCGGGGCTGGTACTCGCGGAGACTCACTAAATCATTATGCGTTATCCAGTAACGTTTGATTGTGATGAAACCGGATGTGCGGTGTTTTTCCCCGACATCCCGGAGGCTATGACGGGCAGTGATACCAGAGAAGAAGCGTTAGCAATGGCGCAGGACGCTCTGGTAACTGCGCTGGACTTCTATTTTGAAGACCGGAGACTAATTCCCGAGCCATCGGTAAATGGTGAAGAGTTTATTGAGGTTCCAGCCAGCGTGGCGGCTAAAGTGCTGCTGCTTAATGCGGTTGTTAACGCGGGTATAACTAACGCTGAACTTGCCCGGTTAACAGGCACGCGACCACAGGAAGTGACCAGGATCCTCGACCTTCATCACTCAACAAAAATAGATACTATCCAGACGGCGCTAAAGGCGCTTGGTAAGCGGCTGGAGCTTTCCGCGCTCTGATAATAAAAAACGCAATCAAAGGCTCACTTCGGTGGGCCTTTTTCTTTTCTGCTTCCCGGAAATTTCCTCGTAAATATTAACCCCTTTAAAAACATACAGCACCCGGCCTATGGCGGAGGTGAACATGAGCATCAATCATATGAGCAAATTAGCAACTGGCGTGGCATACGGCGCGTCGGCCGGTACTGTCGCGAACGGATTGTTAACAAGACTCAGCCCTGATGAGTGGAGTGCCGTCGGCGTTCTGGCTGGTATCGTCGTGGCACTGCTTACATTCGGGATTAATTTCTATTTCAAGCGAAAGGTTTCTCTCGCTCAGATAAGAGCGCTTGAGGCCCGTGGCTATATACCGACAGATAAACTTGGGGAGCAATAAGATGCCTTTTTCATCAAGCCTGCGTAATAAATTAATCGCGGCAGCGGGGGGCGGCGCTATAGCTATTGCAACGGTTTTTCTGGGTGGGAAAAACGGCGTAGAAGGTCGAGTTTATGAGCCTTATAAAGATGTAGTCGGGGTATGGACAGTTTGCGATGGTCACACCGGAACCGACATCGTAAAAAGTAAAAAGTACACAGACCGGGAATGCGATCGTCTTCTCTGGAATGACCTTAAGCCGGTTAAAAAATCGGTTGATAGCCTGGTAAAGGTTCCACTGAACGAATACCAGAGAGCATCGCTTTACAGCTTCACATACAACGTAGGCTCTTCTGCATTCTCTAAATCAACGCTACTGAAAAAATTAAACTCAGGCGACCAGGCTGGCGCGTGTGAAGAGATGCGACGCTGGGTCTATGCAGGTGGAATGAAGTGGAAAGGCTTGCAGAACCGTCGAGAGATGGAGCGCTCGCTTTGCCTTGCAGGTGATAAAGATGCCATTCCTTCTAAGTAACTGGCGCTCAGTGCTGTGGTTACTCCTTGCGGTCTGTGTTGCAGTGTTTGGTTCTATTGCTCAGCATTACCGCAATGCATATGAGAAAGCCGATAACGAGCGCCAGAAAGCGACGCAACTGGCCAACTCTCGGCAGCAGACCATTACCCGCATGCAGGCTGACCAAAAATCAGTGGCGGCTATCGATGAAAAATACACACGAGAACTTGCCGATGCTAAACAAACCATTGCTGATTTGCAGCGTGATGTTGCTGCCGGTACTAAGCGGCTGCGCGTCAACGCCACCTGCCAGCGAGTGTCCACAACCACCGCACCCGCCATCCTGGATGATGCTTCCAGCCCCCAACTCACTCCAGACGCTGAACGAGCTTATTGGCATCTCAGAGAGCAACTTGCAACAGCAGACAAGCAAATAGGCGGTCTGCAGGACTACATCCGCAGCATTCAGAAGTAACGAGCCTCGCAATAGCGGGGCTTTTTTATGCCATCAGTAAAACCCCGCGCTCCGAAAGCGCAATCACTCCCCCGAAGAACCTGTTTAGGAATGAAGCCTGAGGATGCCGGTATGACTGGCGAGTCTCTTCGGGCTGGCTTCCTTTTCGGCAGGCTTCATCTCTAAAAAGGTAAACGCAATGAATAATCTATCAGTAGTCACTGAGTTTGACTTCAGCCAGTTAGTTGGTGCTGCCGATGGTGAGCCAGTAACGGACACATTCCAGATAGCGAAGGCTTTTAGCAAGCGACACGCTGATGTGCTAAGGGCTCTGAAAAACTGTCATTGTTCAGATGAATTCAGGAGAGCGCACTTTTGCGTTGCCGAAAAAATCAATGACTTAGGTGTATTCGATAAGAAGCAAGTCTATTACCGCATGGACTTCAGTGGATTCGTCATGCTTGTTATGGGATTTAATGGTGCCCGGGCTGACGCAGTAAAGGAGGCTTACATCAATGCCTTCAACTGGATGACTTCTCAGCTTCGAAAATACAGTGAAAGTTATGAGGCAGAGCGTAATGCTTTAATGCTGGAGTACATGAAAGAGAAAGATGTTGCCAGCATGTCAGGGCGCTTACTGAATCGCTGGGGAAGAGTGAAGAAACCGCAATTGCTTGCACGCATTGAGAGAATGGAACAGCACGGGCAAATCACTATTCCCGGAGTAACAAAGTGAACATCACAAGGCGCATTTTCGAGTGCGCCGTTTTATTTTATTCTGAAAACTGCATTCAATGAGTGCAACTTTCGGCATAAACACAATGAATGTGTGCGCCATGGTGAGGGAATTACCGACCGTTATATAAAACGAACCAGCGGATAATTCTAAATGACCACTTATAAAATCACAGTCACAACAAAATCCGGAGAAACTTACTCCGGACTGATGACACGAAGTCAGCCTGAGCTGGTTAACGGGTTCATTGCTATTGCGCAGGACAATGGCTCATGGGTTTATCTGGCTCCTGATGACGTGCTCAAGATGGAGTATGTGCCGGAAAATGCAGAAGGAGAGCAAGCATGAAAGAGATTGGTCCTATTACTTTCACACTCGACATGAAAGAGCACGTAGCCAAGTCGCAAGCCGTGCTCGATGAGCTGCAGGGAAGGCTAAAACAATTCGCACCTGAAGCTGATGAAGATTACGTGCTACGCAGCCTCTTGTTAGAAATAACATTCGATTACCTCGAAGTGAAAAAGAACAAAACCGAATAGGAATGAATATGGCGAGTGAAGAAAGCAAGCTACATCGCCCATTCCCGCCAAGTAACTTTGTTGAAGAGTTCGCACCATACATCAAGCTGATTCCTGCAACCGGAATTATGCAGTGGGTAACAGAGAACATCCTCGGCGGCGAAGGCAACTTACACAACCCTGACCATATTCACCTAATTGATGCCGATATCGCTTTTATGTGGGCTTCTTCCGCATTCACCAAGAAGGGGCGAAACGTACTCGGACAGGCTGAAGAGGTCATGATGCGCGCCGGTGGGTGGCAAAAGGCCCGAATGGAACAACAGCTGTATGAGTGGTTCGGACACAAACCGGATTTCATCATCACGCTGGCCGCTGATTACTGCTCACAATGCAGTGATATGGAATTCTGCGCGCTGATAGAGCATGAGCTTTATCACATTGCACAAGAGATTGACGAATTCGGAGCACCGAAATTCTACCGTGATAGTGGATTACCAAAGCTATGCATGCGTGGTCATGACGTGGAAGAGTTTGTTGGTGTGGTTCGTCGTTACGGTGCCAGCTCAGACGTCCAGGAATTAGTGGATGCAGCAAACAGACCCGCAGAGGTGGCAAAAATAAACATAGCCAGAGCATGCGGTACATGCCTGATGAAACTGGCATAACTTTTATCTGCTTTGTCATGGAGGTGACCTGTGGCAGCTTTATCGACAGAGGTTAAAGCCTTCATCGTTCAGTCTCTTGCATGCTATGAAACGCCAGCAAAGGTTATTGAGCTTGTAAAAGAGAATTTCAAGGTTACCGTTACTCGCCAGCAGGTGTCCGCTTATGACCCAGCCAACGCGATGGCTAAGAGCCTGAGTCAGAAGTGGGTAGACCTTTTCAACACGACGCGTACCCGTTTCCAGACAGAAATCACTGATATCCCGATCGCCAACAAAGCATACCGCCTGCGTGCGCTTGACAGAATGATGATGAAGGCCGAGAACATGCGAAACATGGCTCTGGCCGCCACACTGATGGAGCAGGCTGCTAAAGAAGTAGGTGATGCGTATACCAACAAACATAAATTTGAGCATTCAGGCGGCGTATCGGTGAGTTCGGTTGCTTCGGTCATGGATGAGATAGGAGACGAGGACCTTTAAGGAGTTGCTGTGTTAACTGATAAGCAGAAAGCGCTTCTTAAGAACAGGCTTTGGCGTCTAAATCACCTCTACAAAATCAAGGATAAAAACGGTAAGTGCGTAACATTCAAAATGACTCCGGAGCAGTTGGAGTATTTTGACGGAATGCACGACCGCAACGTGATATTGAAGGCCCGTCAGCTCGGCTTCACGACAGAGGTGTGCATCATCCAGCTTGATCTGGCCATCTTCCACAAAAAAGAATGCGCACTGATCGCTCACTCCCTACCGGATGCTGAGAGACTTTTTCGAAATAAAACTCAGTTTGCTTATCAGCGGATGACCGATGACATAAAGCAGGCAAATCCTCTGGTGAAGGAAACGACGAGTGAGTACGTTTTCTCAAAAGGCGGTAGCGTAACGGTCTCCACATCGTTTCGTGGTGGCACGCTGTACAGCCTTCACGTTTCTGAGTTCGGGAAAATATGCGCAAAGTATCCAGATAAGGCAAAAGAGATTGTTACCGGTGCGTTTGAGGCCGTTCCTCTTGGTGGTGTAATTACTCTGGAGAGTACAGCGGAGGGGCGGGCCGGGTATTTCTATGATTACTGCAATGAGGCGGAGAAGGCACTAATTCAGGGCAAGGAACTATCAAACCTCGACTGGAAGTTCTTCTTCTTCTCCTGGTGGAAGAACCCGCATTATGCAATTGACCCGGTAGAACCCCTGCCGCCGCGCCTGGCTGATTATTTCGCTGAGATTGAGGCAAAGCATGGTGTCGTGACAAACGAACGCCAGCGCTCCTGGTATTACGCAAAAGAGAAGACCCTTGGCGATGATATGAAGCGCGAGTATCCGTCCATCCCGGCTGAGGCATTTCAGCAGTCGGTTGAGGGTGCTTACTATGCCAGGCAATTCCGTCAGCTCTATGAGCAGAAGCGGATCGGCGCGCTACCCGATAACTCACATCTACCGGTACACACGTTCTGGGATATCGGCGTGGGCGACTCAACGGCTATATGGTTCATCCGTGAAGTGGGCGAAGAGTTCCACGTTATCGACTACTACGAAAACTCTGGCGAGGGCCTGAGGCACTACATGAAGGTGCTGAAAGACCGCGGATATGAATATGGCGATCACTGGGGCCCTCACGATATCGAGAACCGCGAGTTCGGTAGCGACGCTAAATCTCGCAAAGAGCTGGCGCGAGAAGGCTATGAAATCGACGGTCAAAAATACAGCCTGACATTTCATGTGGTTCCAAAAATGTCAGTTGATGATGGCATTGAAGCTGTGCGAGAAATTCTTCCGAGCTGCGCATTCGACGAAACTAAATGCGAAGAGGGGATTTCCCATCTTGAGGCATACCGCAAGGAGTGGGATGACAAGCGTGGGTGCTGGAAAGATAAACCCCTGCACGATTTCACATCTCACGGATCAGACGGATTTCGTTATTTCGCCGTAGCGAAGAAAAACAGACGCAAACCACCCAAACCAATCACTTTCAAATGGTAAGCACATGACTGATTTAAACATTGATTACCGCCATCCCGGGTGGGCTGAGTTTCATCCTGAATGGGAGATGATCGGTGATTGCGTAGACGGTGAGCGCAAGATTAAGAAGCATCGGGTTAAATACCTTCCACACCCAGGGCAGGAAGGTGAGGATAAAGTCGGCGATCGTTACGATTCCTATTTGAAAAGGGCGGCCTTCATTAACGCGACAGGCAGAACGCTGGCCGGTCTAATTGGCATAGCGTTTATGAAGCAGCCTGTTGTTGAGTTATCCGGATCAATCGAAGACCTGAAAGATAACGTTGACGGTGAGGGGCAACCACTGACTCAGTTTACACGTGATGCGTTATCACAGGTATTGCAACGCGGTCGGGGTGGGATTTTCACCGACTACACCGGTTCAGGAATCCAGTCGCAAGCCAGCAAGGGCCGACCGGTTATGATCCTGTTTACCGCAAAGCAGATTATCAACTGGAGAGTGACTAACGGTAAAACATCGCTGGTGGTTGTTCGCTATGAAGAGCCGGTTGATGACCCAAACGGTTTCGAACTGACAATGAAAACTCACTGGATTGAGCTTCGTCTTATTAACGGTATTGCTCACTGGCGTAAGTGGCAGCAAGGCACCGATAAAATTACTGGGAACGAGCTGACGCCTTTCACCGATGCCAACAATATCCCCATGACTGAATTACCCTGGTCATGGATTGGTTCGTCGAATAACGACCACACGCCAGACTCGCCACCTCTGGCAGATATTGCCTATGTGAACATCAAGCATTATCAGTGTGAAGCCGACATTGCTGAAGCCGCACATACGGTTGGTCAGCCAATGGTGGGACTTACCGGGATGACTGATGAGTGGGCGGATAAATATTTGTCAGATGGGTTTACTGTCGGCTCCCGAAAAGGAGTGATGCTGCCCGTTGGCGGTGATTTCAAATTCGCTCAACCTGAAGAGCGTAACATCCTGATCACGGTAGCCGAGCGCCGAGAAAAACAAATGGCGATGCTTGGTGCAAAGCTCATCGAGCGGAATACAGCAGCCAGAACAGCAACTCAGGCAGGCGATGAGGCTCAGACTGATAATTCAATCCTGTCTCTGTGCGCCAGTAACGTCGAACAGGCTATTAACCGCGCACTGTCGTTCGCTGTAATGTTCGCTGGCGACGGTGAATATACGGTTACGCTCAACAAGCAGTATGAGATTGCAACTCTAGATTCACCGGCAATTGCAGCGCTTATGTCTGCTGTTCAGTCTGGTCACATGCGCCTCATTGATTTCATTCGCTACCAGCAGAAGGTCGGACTTGTGCCGCAGGATGAACAGGCGGAGGACATTGAGCAGGAGCTGAAGGATAGCGAACCGACATTCACAAGGCTGACTGATGGCAACAATCAACGAGCGAATACAGAACGAGTCGATAGCTCACAAGTTATATCTGACGAGGTATGAGGCTGGAGTAGCTGAGAAAATGTTGAAGGTGCTTAATGATGCTGATGCAGAGTTAAGCGCACGGCTGCTGGTAGCCCTGGATGATATGCCGTCAGGATCATTCTCGGTAACCCGACTTGAATCGTTACTTGGCAGCATAAAACAGCTAAACCAGAAGGCAGTGGCGAATTATTACAAATCTCTTACTGATGAACTACTGGACTTCTCTGGTTACGAGTCCGGCTATCAGATGAGCCTGTTTGATTCTCTGCTGCCTGATCTGGTCAAGCGTAAATACTCACTGCAATCGGTCACAGAGCAGCAGGTTTATGCGGCGGCCGCATCCAGACCATTCCAGGGCCGGCTACTGAAAGAGTGGGCCGATAACCTTGAAGCTGACCGTCTGACACGTGTTATTAACGCCGTTCGAACTGGGTACCTCGTTGGCGACACCAACGAGCAAATAGTGCGTAAAGTGCGGGGGTCCCGCTCCAACCAGTACAAGGACGGAGCACTGGAAGTAAGCAGGCGCAATGCCTCGGCCATTGTCAGGACAGCGGTAGCGCATACGGCTGCTGTGGCGCGGGATGAGTTTGCTGACAAAAATAGTGACTACATCAAGGGTAAAAAGTGGCTCAGTACGTTGGACACACGAACAACCGTTTTGTGTATGGTGCGCGATGGAAAGCAATACACGATGGATAATAAGCCGATCGGTCACAAAATACCTTACGGTGAAGGTCCGGGTCGTATTCACTTTTGCTGTCGGAGTACCGAAACCCTCATCACCAAATCATGGCGTGAGATGGGCATTGATATCGACGAGATGCCGGCCGGCACGCGCTCAAGTATGGACGGACAGGTGCCAGCGGATACAACCTATCTGGACTGGCTGAAGAATCAGCCCGTATCACGCCAGAATGAGGTGCTTGGCCCTACCAGAGCCAGCCTGATGCGTGATGGTGGATTGTCGCCTGAGAAGTTCTTCACTGATAAAGGCAAATATCTGAGTATCGACCAGTTGAAAGAGTTGGACGATAAAGCTTTTAGCGAGGCTGGTTTGTAAGCCTCATCAATCACTGACAGCCCTGGCTAAATGCCGGGGCTTTTTTATGCCCGGAATCTGAGATTCCAACATCAAACCAGAGGTTAACGATGGCACTGAAGTTTGCACTTACTAAAGAAGAATTTGATGCTCTCGACGATTCAGTTAAAGCGCTGTACGGCGAGAAAGGCGATGGGTATCAGCTCGTTGTTGATGGCGCTCCTGATGTGGACGGACTCCAACAGAAGAACGCCGAGCTGCTGAAAGAAAAAGCCAAGTGGCGAGAAGAGCGTGAAGCAGCAGCAAAACTGGCGAAAGAGAAAGAAGAAGAGGCTAAAAAGCTTACCGAGGAACAGGCCCGCAAGAAAGGCGACCTGGACACGCTCGAAAAGAGCTGGTCAGAAAAGCTTTCATCTCGTGAAAAAGAGCTGATGGCTCAGATCGAAGAGCGTGACAGCAAGCTGCACACGCTGCTGGTTGATAACGTAGCCCAGGCTCTGGCTACGAAGCTGGCAGGCGACAGCGCTGCAATCATCACCCCGCACATTAAATCCCGACTTGTCGTTGAAGACGGCAAGACCCGAGTTGTTGACGCAGATGGCAATCCTTCGGCGGCATCACTCGATGAATTAGAGAAAGAATTTCGCAATAACAAGCTCTTTGCTCCGGTTGTTATTGGGAGTAAGGCATCTGGCACTCGTGGTGCTGGCGGCCTGACTATCGCTCGCGGCGAAGGCAAAAAATGGAGTGACTACTCAGAGGCTGAGCGAGTTCAGCTATTCAAAGAAGACCCGGAGGAATTTAAACGCCTCCAGGCCACACAATAATGAGGTAACGCCGCATGGCTACTGTAGCAACCCGTCTTTCTGATATTTTCATTGCTGATTACTATCAGACAATCGCACCGGTCAATAGCCCGGAAAAAACTGCTGTATACGACTCAGGTATCGTCACGCGACTTCCTGTGCTTGACTCTATTGCTCAGAACGGACAAGGCACCGCCACTGTCAGCTACTGGCAAGATCTGGATGCTGACGAAGCGCCGAACGCATCAACTGATGACCCGGATAAGATTGGCCCGGTAGGAAAAGCCACTCAGGGTTCAATGCGTTCCCGCACCCTGTTCCTTAACAAAGGTTATGGTGTTGCCGATCTGGCTTCTGAGCTGGCAAACAGTGACCCAATGACGCAAATCCGTAACCGCTTTGGCACCTACTGGACTCGTCAGTGGCAACGTTATTTGATCGGTGAATCACGAGGCATCATTGCTTCCAACATCGCTAATAACGATGGTGACATGGTTATCACAGAAGGTGCATCTCTGGCCGAGTCATTCCAAGATGCGGCTTTCACGGCTGGCGATGCTGCTGACCAGTTTTCTGCAATCGGCGTTCACTCTGCAATCATGAACCGCATGGTGAAAAACGACCTCATCGAATACCTGCGCGACTCTACCGGCAATATCATTCTGGCAACCTACCTGGGCAAACCAGTGTTTATGGATGACAGCCTGAAATCGGCTGACGGCGGCTTTATGTCTCTGTTCTTTGGTTCCGGCGCATTCGGTTTCGGTGAAGGCACTCCGCAAACCCCTGTAGAGCTACAGCGTAAGGCTGATGGCGGTAACGGTGGCGGTGCTGAAATCCTGTGGGAGCGGAAAACCTACATCCTGCAGCCCGCTGGTTTCAGTTGGCAGGGCGAGGACGATCCTAACCAGACTCCAACAGCCGCACAGATGGCAACTGCCAGCAACTGGAAGCGCGTATTTGACCGCAAACAGGTGCCGTTTGCCGCGGTGCTGTCGGCTGGTGCCGGTTCTTAATGTGAGGGGCTTCGGCCCCTTTTCTTTGAGGGAACCAAATGCAGGTCACTATTGATGGTATTCAGTACGCTCCTGTATGTGAGCGGCGCTCTAATATTGGGCTAGTTATAACCACGCACAATCGGCATGAAGTTTTATTCCGCGCTTTAGAGAATCAGTTAAAGCATTTGCCATCAGGAGCACTGGTATTCGTTATTGATGACGGTTCAGCAGAAGCCGTAACGGTTCCTGATGGTGTTCGGATTATCCGTCACGAAAAGTCGCTGGGCATTGTGGCATCGAAAAACCGCAGCCTTGAGGTGCTGATTGATGCCGGGTGCGAGCATCTGTTTTTGTGGGACGACGACGCATGGCCTATTTCTGATGGCTGGCACCTGCCTTATATCACATCTCATGAGCCACATTTGGCTTACCAGTTCCTTGACCTGGCTGGCCCAAGGAAGCTTAACGATCTGGCTGTGTTGTACCGCGACGATAAACACGTTGCCTACACAGGGCAGCGCGGAGTGATGCTGTATTACCATCGCAGTGCCATAGAAAAGGTTGGCGGTTTCGACCCGGTCTATGGGCGTGGCATGTACGAGCATTCTGACCTCGCGCTTCGCATCCATAACGCCGGGTTAACTACCTGGGCGTTTGCTGACGTGGCTGGCTCTGACCAGTTGATTTACTCTATGGACGAACACGAAGCGGTTGAGCGATCAGTTTCGCGCCCGGACAGGGAACAGCAGGTTAAGAACAACGTCACCATTCATAACGAGCGGCGGGATATGGGCTATACCAGTTACGCTGAATATCGTCGCCAGCGAAACCTTGTTATCACTACCTTGCTGACCAGTGAGCCTGACCCGCAGCGTGGTACAAAGCTGGCGGCATCGCCTGAATTGCTGTGTAAGTGGGCGGCGTCCGTTAAAGGCGCTGAGGCCGTTGTGCTGGTGGACGATCTTGAAACCGCACCGGCAGGCGCAACGCTTCACCGCGTGCCTGATGTGCCGATGAACGTCTATTTCCGGCGCTGGCTGCATATTTACCAGCATTTGCGTGAGCACCCTGAATACCATTTTGTCTGGTGTACCGATGGCACTGACGTTGAGATGCTTCGCGAACCATGGCAGGAAATGGAGCAGGGTAAAATCTACGTTGGCTCTGAGCCAAAAACCTATGCCGATCCGTGGGCATCCAGCCATCACCCTGAGCGCATCTATCAGGAGTTCGTCGAACAGCATCGCAACGACCTGATGCTTAATGCCGGGCTTCTCGGTGGACAGCGTGCTGATGTAATGGAATTTGCTCACGCTATCGTGCGGATTTACTACCGCATTGAGAGTAATCGATTTTGGAAGAAAGAGCAGGGCGCGGCAGCAGTTGGTGACATGATTGCCTTTGGCATGGTGGGTTATCAGCATCAAGAGAAATTGGTGACTGGCCCGCGCGTTAACTCTGTATTCAAAACAAACGGTATCGGGAAGGAGTGTGCGTGGTGGCTTCACAAATAATGTTCGTGGTGGTCGGGCATCACTCCCGCCGAGACATGGCAATGTGCCTTGCTGAATCACTGGATGCACTTACCCTCATTGATGAGGGTAACAACGGCGCAAACTGGAATCACAGACGCGCTATTGAGTGGGCAGCCCAGCAGGATTGCCGAGTAGTTATCTGTGAAGATGACGCACAGCCTGTTCAGGGATTCAGGCAGCAGGCCAGTGAGTGGATATCTCGGTGCCCTGATGACCTGTTGAGCTTTTATCTTGGCACAGGCAGGCCGCCGCAATGGCAGGAAGAGATTAAGAGAAAACTAGCTAACAACCCGGACTTCATCATGCTACCAACGCTCATTCATGGCGTCTGCTACAGCATCCCGCAACAACATATTCAACGCATTCTCGACAAGTGGCCGTTACATCTGGCTGCTGATTATGCCGTTGGTCGCGCATGGGGGCGCGACGTGTTTTATCCGTCCCATTCACTCGTTGACCATGCAGATGGAGAGAGCGTGGAAAGACACCCTGACGGCGCGAAACGAACAGAAGTCAGACGGGCATGGCAACTGGCAAGCTGAGGACGTAATGATTAACACAGACCCAAAATCACCCGATTTTAACAGTTATGCCAGCGTCAGCGATTTACGAGATTTCGCTACTGCTCGAGGCTATGACATTCCCGCAGATGACACGACCTGCGAGCAGCTACTGATGCAGGCTATGGACTACCTGGACTCCGTGAACTGGAAAGGCTCCCGTACTGTTGCCGGTCAGCCGCTGTCGTGGCCGCGAGATGGCGTGTTTATTGATGGTGAGAAGGTCGATAAATCCACAGTCCCGAAACGCATCAAGCAGGCTCAGTGTCGGCTGGCTGTTGAAGCTCAGGAAACCGACCTGAACCCAACACAGAGCGGCGGAGCAGTAACGCTGGAGCGAGTAGAGGGCGCTGTCACCGTGCAGTATGACGGGGCAAGTAACGATGGCACAGTATCATTCCCCTGGCTCAATTCCATGCTGCGCGGCATGACAAAAAGCGCTGGTGTGTTCAATTTTGATGTGAGGCGAGGGTGATATGGCAAAGTTCTATCCGCGCATGAAATCGCTTGCCGATCGACTTCTTCCTGAATATGGCACCGTGTACAACGTAACCCGTAAGGGCATGACGACCGTCATCAACGGCAAAGAGGTTACTGAGCCTGACCAGTTATTCAGCGCTACTGGGGTTAAAACGGATTATCAGCCACGCGAGATTGACGGGTCGCTTATTAAAGCCGGAGATATCCGCATCGTGTTTCAGGCTGAGCCGGAAATAAAAATTGGTGATTTGATTACTGTAGATGGAGCTCAGTATCGTGTGGTGCAACCTAATCCGGTTAAACCAGCAAACTTAACGCTGTGCTTTAAAGCACAAATTAGGCGGTGATATGGCTGATAATGCTAAGTTTTCACTGGATGTGAAAGCGTTCTGTGAAGCAGCAAAAGCCGACATGTTGACTGTTACTAAAAAGGCGATGATAGACATATCCAACCGCGTGGTTGACATGTCGCCGGTTGATACCGGGCGCTTTCGCTCTAATTGGGAAATTGGTCAGGATTACGTGCCTAACGAAGCAAGCCCTGAAATGGGGCCGTATCCTCAAGGGCCGGAACTTAAATCCCGGCTAGCATCTCAATCCGCAGCAATAACCGATGATGTGCAGCTCATCTTTCTGACAAATACATTACCCTATGCTTACCGTCTTGAGATGGAAGGCTGGTCAAAGCAGGCCCCTGCCGGGATGCTTCGTGTGGTTGTTCCTGAGTTTCAAACCTATCTCGATAAGGCTGCAAGGGAGTTGAAAAAATGACACCTGTAATAACCGCAGCTATTGAGTCCTATCTCGGTGACAGGATGGCCGCATATGGTATTAAGGTGGCATATGACAATGTCAGCTTTGATCCGCCTGCTGATGAAATATGGCTCCAGTCCTACGTGATTCCATCGACGCCATACAGCATCGACCTTGCTCGAAGATGCAAGGTTTACCCGGGCGTGTATCAGGTAAGTGTCATCTGCCCGCCGCAACGTGGTAAATCATCCGGACTGGCGGTTGCTCAACAGATATGTGACCTGTTCCCTGATGGTCAGGAAATACCTGCCGAAGGCGTAGAGCTTTATATCAACGGCGAACCAACGATTTACCCAGGCATTCAGAACGACACCAGCTATACCATCCCCGTTTCAATGACATATCGCGCAGAAAAAGCGTAAATACTCCAAATCTTTCAACCAGGCTGCCAGATGGCAGCCTTTTTTGTATGAGGTAATACCGATGGCCTTTCATTTACCTAATGGCGCGACAGTATTCGTTGCAAGTAAGCTGGGGGATTCAATTCCGATCAGTAAAATTTCAAACGCTTCAAATGCAGTTCTTACAATCTCTGGGGGAACTGTAAAACAGGGGAATATAGTCCTGATGAAATCATCTTGGGCTGCACTTGATAATCTTGTCGCAAAAGTCATCTCTGCAACGGCGACATCAGTCACTCTTGGTGGGGTAAACACCTCCGATACCCGAGTATTTATCGGCAGTGGCTTCGGTTCACTTCAAGTGGTCAGTGACGATTCATGGATTCAGATTCCGCAGATTACTGAAGTGGCTGCGGCTGGTGGGGAACAGAATTACTATCAATTTCAATTTCTTGAGGATGATACCCAGCGAAGCCTTCCTACCTACAAATCAGCTAAGACCCAAACGTATACCATTGCACATGACTCTGACCAGCCATTCTATGACGCACTGAAACAGGCCGATCGCGCAGGGGATACGCTGCCAATGCGAATGTATGTACCAAAGGCAAAAGAAACCCGTTATTGGTCTGTAGTGCCTTCCTTCGATGGTGAGCCTAATCCAATTATTAACCAGATTGAAACAGTTACTGCGTCGTTTGCTGTGCAGTCGAAAGGCACAACCTTCTACAAAGATGCTGCGATAACCCCAGGCAGTTAACTCCCCCTTTCACTGCCCCGAAAGGGGCTTTACTGAGATGAAAAATGGCTACTAAATTTTCCCTTAATCCCAACCCAACATTCAAAGTAACCGTAACAATTCCGCGCCCAGGACAGGACGACGGTACGGTAACGCTGACCGTTCGCCATAAAACGCGCACTCAGATGGCAGATCTTGAGAAAGAGCTTAAAGCGCAGGCAGAAAAGGCGGCAGAAACCGGCGAATACAGCAACGAATCTTCTGCTTCCTATCTGGAGCAGGTGATTGAAAGCTGGAATATCGACGCGGAATTTAATCGTGAAAGCCTTCTCATGCTGTTGGAGAATTACCCGCGAGCCTTCGATTCTATTGCCACTGCTTTTACCAAAGAACTGTACTCCGTTCGCGAAAAAAACTAGCAGCGCTTGCCGAAGCGTGTTTTACGCCTGATCCCACCGCCGACGAACTGGCGACATTCTTCCTAACTCCTGAAGATATTGAGGACACAGTGCTTGATGTGTGGCCGGATGTATGGCCTGCATTTCAGGTGTTTCAGGCGATGTACACGCAATGGCGCACAGGAATGGGGGGCGTGACAGGGATGGATTACAACATCCTCCCCTGGCTGATGAAGGTTCACGGCATCAGCGACGAGGCAAGCGCATTGAACGATATTAGGGTTATGGAGGCTTCTGCTCTCCGCGTTATTCACAAAAACGGGTAGGGGCTATTCATGGCTGAGATTTCCAACATCGTTCTGAAGGCGAATGTTAGCGACATTCAGAACGCCAGCAGCGAACTGGACAAGTTTGCAGATAAAGCGCAGAAGGCGGGTAAAGGGGCAGATGACCTTAACTCTGCCTTTAAGGCCGGGACGCAAACTAGCAAGGAAAATTCGCATAGTCTGAAAACTCAGCAGCAGGAGTTGCAGAACCTTCTCAATCGCATTAACCCGACAAATAAAGCGTTTGAAGAGCTGGATAAAATCACAAGCCAACTTGCAAACGCCAACAGAAAGGGGTTATTGCCTACTGACCAATTCAGAGATTATAACTTCATTCTTGAGCAAACTCGCGAAAAGCTCACCAAAACTAATTTAGCAATGACTGAGGAAGGGAAGGCGCTCATTCAGCAAGAGCGGGACGCTGAGAGAGCTGCAGCCGCACAGCAGTCATTGATAAAATCAATAACCGATCAGGCTGCTACATTTCGCGCTTCAAAATCAGATGTCCTGGAATACAAAGCAGCCTTGCTGGGGGTTTCGGATGAAGCGGCCCCATTTATAGCTCAGGTTCGCCAGAGGGAGTTGTCTATCGCCAGTGAAGCGCAGGCGAACCGGCTTGCAGCTCAGGCGATGAAAGAGAGGCAAGCGACTGAAAGGCAGGCAGCAGCAGAAGAAGCAAGATTACAAAATCAAAACGATAACTTTATAAATTCTCTAAAAAACCAGTCTCAGGTAATTGGTAAATCTAAGGCCGATATTCTTGAGATGCAGGCGGCGCAGCGGGGGCTATCTGCCGAATCAGCTCCTTATATTTCCGCCTTGCGCGAGCAAGAGCGTGCGGTTGCCAGAGAAGCTGACCAGAAAAGAGCAGCGGCCATTGCTTCCAGAGGATTGCGAGAGGCTATAGCTCAACAGGAAGCTGCGGAAAGAGCAGAAGCGTCAGAGCTTAAGCGCTCTGAAACAATGCGCCAGTCGTTTATTAATTCATTGCAAGACCAGGCTAATGCCATAAACAAAACCCGTTCAGAAATCCTTGAGATGAAGGCGGCTCAGCTTGGTGTTACAACGCAGGCTGCTCCACTCATCTCTCGCCTCCGTGAGCAGGAGAATGCATGGAAGCAGGGAGCTATCTCAGCAGGCCAATACCGGCAGGCAATGCGTCAGCTTCCGATGCAGATTACTGACGTAGTGACTTCGCTGGCCTCCGGTATGCCGATATATATGGTTGCTATCCAGCAGGGTGGGCAGATTAAGGATTCTTTCGGGGGAATTGGTAATTCCATTAAGGCACTAATGTCATTGCTGACACCTGCACGGTTGCTGATAGGTGGGGTGGCTGGAGGGTTGTCATTATTGGCGATTGCTACCTACAAAGGGCAGGGATTCCTTAGTGATTTTAATAAGACACTTTCTCTTACAGGAGATCGCTCAGGGCAGACGGCTAACAACCTGTTATTCATGGCTGAGAATATAAGCAAGGGCGGTTCTTCTTTTACAGGGGCTATAACTTCTCTTAACGCTTTAACCAAGTCTGGCGCAGATCTTGGTGCTAATTTTCAGTCTGTTGCTCAATCAATATCCACTTTATCAAAAACAACGGGTGTATCTGTTGATGAGTTAGCTTCGGTTTTTGGAAAGATCACAAACGACCCGCAAAATGGCCTGAAAGCAATGGGCGAGCAGTATGGTCGAGTCACGGCGAGGCAACTTGACTATGTAAAGTCATTGCAAGATGCCGGAAAATATACAGAAGCCCTAAATTATGCCAACGGCATAGCTGCATCTGGCTTTAAGGATATGGCGGCTAATATTCAGCAAAATATGGGGTATCTGGAAAGAGCGGCTAACTCGGTAGGTGGCGCCTTTACATGGATGTGGGAGAAACTTCTCTCTGTTGGTAAAGAGCAATCATTACAATCTCAAATAGCTGATGCAACAGACAAGCTTTATGAGCTAGATAAAGCACTGAGAAGTTCAAGTGCGCGAGGGCAGCAGAGACTAGGGCTAGAAGGGGCTAGGGAGCAAGCTCGTCAGGCAGTTTCGTCCCTGACAGACCAGTTACATGCAGAGCAGAGAAAAACTGAAGAACAGCAAAAGCAGACGGACTTACAGCGCAGTTCCCTCATAAATCAGCAGCATTTTCAGAGCATTTCAGATGCTGGACTAACAAAGGATCAGCAACGCACTCTTGAATATAAACGATTGAACGAATATATCGAGGAGCGAAGAAAGCTAAACCAGGCGCTTAGTAATGAAGAAATATCTCAGATAAAAAAAGGAATTGAGCAGCGCTATAAAGATCCCAAAACACCAAAAAACAAAGCATATTCGGTGACTGCCGGTGACCGTGCACAGGATTCAACTCAGGCTGATTTAATTGCCCTTCAGTCACAGCTTAAAGTGCTTCAGCAGCATAGAGATATCAATGACAAAATCAGCCAGCAGCGGAAAGATCTTTGGTCGACAGAGGCGAAATTCTCTGTACTTGAAGATGCGTCGAAAACCAGACAACTATCAAAGCAGGAGCAATCACTGCTAGCTAGTAAAAATCAGGTTTTGGCAAGCAAGCAACAGTTGGCAGCGCTTGGCGATCAGGTTGTCCGTCAGGAAAGGCTGAATCAATTGATGGACAGCGCACAAAAATATCAGCGTCAACAGGAGGCCAAACGAGCTGAAATTGCGGGGCAATCTGAAGGATTATCATCAAGAGATTCACAAAGGCGATCTGAGCAAAACAGGATTAGTGCTGAATACGCTGATAATTCTAAAGCTCAGGCACTTGCTTTATCTCAACTTCGAAAAACATATGAAGAGCAGGATAAGTTGCAAGAGAACTGGCGCGCAGGCGCCGTTAACGGTCTGAATGAATATCTACAAACTGCCCAGGATGTGTATTCATCTGTTTCTCAGGTTGCGCAATCCGCCCTTGGTGGCGTCTCCGACATGCTGACAAATCTTGTCACTACCGGAACGTCCTCATTCAAACAGTTCTCCATTTCCATTCTGAAAATGATTGTTGAAATAATAAACAAGCTACTGGTTGCTTATGCAGTGCAGCAGGCGCTTGGCTGGGTATCTGGAGGAGTGTCTTCATCTGGTGGTAATTCTGGTACGGCCATAACAGGCGGCAACTATGGCAATCTTTCCTTCGATAGTGGCGGATACACAGGTGATGGAGGCAAATACGAGCCGAAGGGGGTTGTCCACGGTGGCGAATTCGTTTTCACCAAAGAGGCCACCAGGGCAATTGGTGTAGATACCTTATACGCCATGATGCGAGGTGCTAACGGTTACGCAGACGGCGGTTATGTCGGCAAAGCTCCGATGTATGGACTGCAATCATCTGGAAGCGGTGACACCATCGTTCAAACCTCAGTGGTTGTACAGAGTGATAACTCTCAGCAACAAAGTGGGGTTAACAGCGACGCTATCACCAAAGCCTATCAGCAAACCATTGACCGATCGGTAAAGGAAGGGATCGCAAGGGAAACCAGGCAGGGTGGAATTATTTGGAATGCTCAACAACGACGATAAGGCTCGCTTCGGCGGGCCTTTTTACTGCCCGGAGAAAACATGGCAATCGATACATTCACCTGGCGAACTCAGATTCAAGGTGGTATGGAAGGCTCCTTCGAGCACCGTATCAGAACGGCTCAGTTCGGTGATGGATATAAGCAGGTAAGCGGTGATGGCATCAATCCTGAAACGCAAAGCTGGCCTGTCTCAATGGCAGGGCGCAACGCTGAAATGCTGCCGGTACTCACGTTTATCCGTAATCACACAGTTAATTCGTTCATCTGGACGCCACCATTTGGTGTTGCTGGACTGTATCGGGTCGTTAGCGACTCTGTCAGGGCATCCCCACTCAGCAGCACTGCAATGACAATCACCGCTACTTTTGAGCAATCATTCGCTCCATAGGTAAAGCATGGCTATTAACTCTGACTTACAGAAGCTGGAACCGGGCAACCGCGTCCGGCTTTTTACCGTGGACGGCAGCAAATTTAATGCCGATATCCTGCGCTTCCACTCTCACACCATCCCCCACACACCGGAGGAAATCGCAGCAGCAGGCGGAGATGAGTCAAAGCTACCTGCTAAGTCCATCTGGTGGCAGGGGAAAGAATACGGAGCATGGCCGACGCAAATTGAAGGTATTGAGGCATCCACTGATGGAACAAGCGCGCAACCCAAACTGACAGTTGCTAACCTGAACGGTTCCATTACGGCAATGTGTCTGGCTTATGACGATATGCTGCAAGCTGTGGTCACTATTCACGATACGCTGGCGCAATATCTCGACCCTAAAAACTTCCCTGACGGCAACCCGACATCTGACCCTTCTCAGGAAAAACTGCAGGTCTTCTATATCGACAGTAAAAGCCAGGAAACCAACCAGGCGGTGGAGTTTACACTCAGCAGCCCAATGGATTTACAGGGGCTGATGATACCGACCCGTCAACTTCATTCGTTGTGTACCTGGGCCATACGAGGGCAGTATCGAAGTGGGAACGGTTGCGATTATGCCGGATCTGCTTGCTTCGATATTCACAATAACCCTGTTGGCGATCCCTCGCTGGATAGATGTTCAGGAACTCTTTCCGCCTGCAAAATCCGCTTCGGGGAAAACAATCCCTTAAGTCACGGTGGATTTGTCGGAACCTCTCTGATTAAGAGCTAAGCATGAGAAAGAAAACCATCGACACTATCATGCAACATGCGGAGGAATGTTACCCATCTGAATGTTGCGGCCTGGTATGCCAGAAGAGCAGAGTAGAACGCTATTTCCCGTGCCGAAATCTGGCTGATGAACCAACAGAGCAATTTCACCTTTCCCCTGAAGATTACGCTGCAGCAGAGGATTGGGGGACTGTGATCGCTATTGTTCACAGTCATCCGGATGCCACCACTCAACCTAGTGAACTGGATAAGGCTCAATGTGATGCAACAGAGTTACCCTGGCATATAGTGAGCTGGCCTGAGGGGGATTTACGCACAATCCTTCCCCGCGGTGAGATGCCGCTTCTGGAGCGACCATTCCTGCTGGGGCATACGGATTGCTGGGGGCTGATAATGAGCTACTTCCGGCAGGCGCATGGCATAGTTCTGACGGACTACAGAAAGGATTTTCCATGGTGGGAAGACCAGTGCGAAGGAAACTTCTATCAGGACTGCTGGTATGAGTGCGGCTTTCGGGAGTTTACTGGCGCACCACGGTCTGGCGATATGGTCATCATGCAAGTTCAGGCGAATAAGTGGAACCATGCCGGGATACTGCTTGAGGGAAACATGTTGCTTCATCACCTATACGGACACCTTAGCCAGCGCGTTCCCTATGGTGGGTACTGGCAGGAAAGGACGATGAAAATCGTAAGACACAAACAACTATTATCATAAGGATGTTGCGATGAGTTTCGTCACTATATCTGGCGCCATAATTGATCCGGCTGGCAATGCGTTACCCGGAGTCCTGATAACGATAACCACCCTTCGTGTATCCTCCTCTTCTTTCCCGGGCATAAATGCCATCCAAGTATCCCGAGAGGGGGGTGAGTATTCCTTTTCTCTGTCACCAGGAATGTATCGCGTCGATTTGATGTATCCCGGGAAGAAAGTCACATATCGTCAGGGAGCCATGCTTCTTGAAGAAGGAAGTCCAGGAGGAAGCCTTAATGACTACGTTCGATTCTCTGACCCGTCGCTTGCAACGCCAACGGTCTACTCTGAAATTAAATACTGGTATGAGATCACTCGTGATATCTCGTCCGGTGTTTCCGGTCAGGTCAGCGTTGCGGTTGAAGCATCTGAAGAAGCAAAGCGGCAAGTTAGAGTTGCTGCAGAGTCAGCAGCAGAATCATCAGCAGGCGCTTTAGCGTCAGCGCAATCATCATCAGAAGCGGCGCAGCGTGCGGAAGATGCAAAGTCGGCTCGCGATGAGGCTCGGCAGGAAAAGGAAGAGGCTGGCGCATTTGCTGAAATTGCGCAATCGGGCATTGCTGTAACCGGTAAAGACGTTTACCCGGATGATGCAACCGGCCTGGCGGCCGTGGATGAGGGAGGTTATTTCCAAGTTCCGCAGGGCGTGGGCGCGGAAAAAGCGTTTATAACGAAGAGGAAAATAAACGGCCTTGCAGTATCTGTTGCAGACTTTCCCGGGATGGGTTCTGTGCGCAATCTTCTTCCGCTAAATGCAACAACAGAATACGGATATTCAGATAGTTATGATGACGTAACTGTAGATCGAGACGGAAATATCTTGCAGTATCTCGAAAACGGAAAGCGTCACCATTTAGTTCCAACAAACTTTTCATCGCTAAACGCTGATGAGTTCACGATTTCCGGGAAAACTATTGATCCTGACGGGACGCTGCCGGGTGCAGATAAAAATAATCTTTTAACACTCAGCGAGTCATCTGAATTTTCAAGCGCTGATGATTACGCAATGAACCCAAAAGTCTGGGTAGTTCTCGACTCTGAAAGAAATATTCTGTTCGACGTTGAAGAATATATCGATAAGTCAAAAAAATGGGATGAAGCTTACGATAAATCTGAGATTTTAGAGCCGCAAAAAGTAAATCCACTAGCTACATTCAGTCAGAGGGATGCTAATGGATTTTCTCAGATCCGCGTTTATAACACTGAAACCTCAAAAGAGGCGATTGTCACATCAGGCGCAAGTAACGAAACGTCGCCACGCCCTGATGTGCTTGACCGCATTGTGTGGACGTCTGACCGCGTCGACACAGCACCGGGTGGGCTTTTTTATGCGGCGCTTCCAGACCTTAAACCGCATGCATACATTGCTCGCCCTAAACTGGTGGGATGGGGTCACAGCTTTATGGAAAACGCCCGCTTCATGAACAAACTGGCAGAATTAACAGGGCTGTATGGATATAACTTCGGCAAATCATCAATGCGTAGTCCTGGAATTGCCGCACGCCAGGGTGGTTTGCCATCGATGTATATGCCGGTTGGTGGCGTTATTCCCGAATCGGGAACGGTTAATTTAACACCTAACGTGGCTGGTCCGGCTGCTAACTTCGCGAATGCGGCACTTAATGTACCCCCGGTAATTTTCGGGGGTGTACCGGGAACCTTCACCTGGAACGGAACACAAGCCAGCTTTACGCGAGCAGATGCGGGAGAGCCGGTTGCAGTACCTGAGCCAGCCCTGTTATTCGTACGACCGTTTACCACCGCAAGTGTGACTAACGGGTCGCCTGCCGGCGTTGAATTTACTGAACATGACGAGTGCATCAATATATTCTGGCTGGGACGCAATAACGGCAGCAATCTTGCTCGCGCTGTTACCGACGCTATAGCGATGATCAAATATCTGAAAAATATTGGCAAGCGGGTTGTGCTTCTGCCTGATTTTCCGGGCAGCGGAGAAAATACCGGTTCAGCTAATAATGTCGGCATCAGAGCATTGAACGCAGCGTACAAAGCAGCATTCCCCGAATTCTATTGTGAAATTAACGGCGTCGATTTGCTGCAAAATTTCATCAACCATCACAATCCGAATTTTGCCGGGGATGTTGAAGACGTTGCGAACGGCGTAACGCCTCGCTCTTTGCGCTACGACTGGCTTCATCCTGCGCAAGGCCTTTCAGGAAGCGGCGCATCACTATCGCCTGATAACGCGCTATATGTCGGGGCTGAGGTCAATGCGCAGTTTGTTTATGAGTTTATGAAATTACGGGGGTGGGTGTAATGGCTGGACGTGTAGAAATTATTAAATCCGTTGTGATTAACACGGGGAAAAAAATGTACCGCGAGAAAACGATTAACGCAGGTACTAAGGCATTGTTTGATATGTCACTGCCCGGCTTCGGCGGAGCAGAAGATGTAGATGCCGGCGCTGAAATAAAAAGCCTGACGTATAACGACTTGGTGGCCACATTTAACAAAGCCCACGTATACAGCAACGGCGGCATGATTTACCCGCGCGTAGCAAATGACGGGTTTGATATGCCCTCAGAAGCGTGCCCGCGAACAGACGATAAACACTGGCTTTTTACTGCGTGGCTGAAAATCACTAATCCTGGCGGATCTGGTTTTAACAATCATACAATGCATTTTGCAACGACTGGCTTTAATACCGCATCAGCAACTATGTTAAGCATAATTCCGACAGTGCGAGTGGCTGATGGCGTAACAAGCGTGACAACGATTGAAGTTCGTACGAGAGCAAAAAACAACGTTGTGACAACGCAGTTGCAATCTCTTTTTGACGGTAATGTGCATCAGATCGGTGTTGAGCTTGAAATTAGCGATGACAAAACACAACAGCGGACGTTTATTTATTTAGACGGCACTCAAGTTTACGCATCTGGATACGTCGCTGTGCCTGGTACTGCGCCGGGAGACCCGACTACCCGCCGCATCGGCACATCATCATCACTCCCGATCACTTGGGGAGGTTCATTTTATCGCGCTCGATTTGACGATTTAACTCTAACATCATTAACAGCAGCAGAAATTATTGCTGCAGATTATGAGAGCAAAAAGAGATTCAGCTGATGACCCCTATCAAGCAAATCGGCGAATGCATGATAACGCTTGGACAGAAGGATTATTTCTTCCGGCCATCATTCGCCAATATGATGCGTATCGGAGAGCCTGAACACATCGTTCAGGATTTCTATCATTTGCACAACGATGAGTTGTCAGTGCTGATAAATCAGGCCATCAGCATTTATGGCAGAGTTCCTCAGTGGCTTATTAATTACATATCACGGCCACAATTCAGCAAACACGCCGTATATGCGGCAATGAGCGTTCTTTCTGCTTGCTGTGACGATGACATTACGCCGTTAATTGGCGAAATTATTCCCGGAAAATCGGGTAAATGGACGTTTGTCTACCGCGCTGGGAAGATGCCGCTCTCTGATATGGTTCTCATCGCTCAGTCACTTATCGGTCACGGAATTATCGGCAAGGCCAAGGTCAGACAGCTTCAGCGACACGAAAGCGGGAAGGCGACTACCGAATTCAACGCATTCGAGTATATAAGCGCCGCACGAAATCATTTTGGCATGAGCAGGGAAGAGGCAGAGCAGCTAACGATGACCGAGTTTCAGATGTTTCTGGCTGCAAAATACCCTGAGCAGAAAGGCTTTACGCGTGATGAGTATGACGCAGTTGCCGATGATTATCTGGCTAAGAAGGCGAGGAAGCTGGCTAAGGCAGGTTAGCCCGCCTCGGCGGGCTTTTTGTTGATCGTTACTTGCCTAAGAGCATTGATAAACCAGCTGTAGTCACTGTGCTAACTACAGCCTTTATCGCCTCAGTCGACATATCACCAAGATTAGATTTCGCTTTCTCTTTCTCTAAATCACTCATGTTAGAGATGGCTATGAGGTCTTCGAGGACGACAATAGTTTCACGATGAAGTTTGACTGTCTGCACGTTCAGGATTGAGCTAAGACCGCCATCGTTAAGCATGAAATCAATGCCTTTAGCGGTGATGGTCATTTCGTCAAATATGGCAATTGGACATCTGTTACAATTGTGGCTAAAAGTTATTAGCTCATGATCTTTAAGATAGAACAGGTTTGCTAATATTATTTTTTCATCTTTATTGGTAAGAAGATTTTCAATCTTAGGTTGAATTATGGCCAGCAAACTAGGCGGACTTGGATAGCTGACAATGCACGCCTTTAGGATTTCATTCTGTATTTCTCTGTCAAACTTATCCATTGCTATCCTTCCCGTACAGTGTTGAGGGTTAGGTGGGCTTTTTGTTTTTACTGTTCGCCGCGCGCAGAATTTCAGTTCCCTGACTGATTGCGTCGCTGTACTGGCTCAATAAATCCGCTTGAATCTGGATTATCTCCCGCAGTGTATGAAGGTCGACTTCCTGCATTCCTTCATCTTTTTCAGCTAGTGCATCCTCAAGTATCTGTATGATCTCAGAGTTCATTGACCTGCCATTTTTACGGGCGCGTTCCGCTATGGCATCTCGCATGCCATCCGGAAACCTCACGGTGAATCTTTCTATGAAACCCTGACTATCTTTCTCAGACATTTGTACTAACCAGATAAATTTTGATGAAACACGATAGCATCATATTGACATTACTCACAATGACATCATAATGATGTCAAGCATCAAAATGATGCTATCAGAAAAGGAGGATAGTAAATGCAAGATGTACTGTATACCGGTCGAAAAAACGACAGCTTTCAGCTTCGACTGCCGGAGCGCATGAAGGAAGAGATCCGCCGTATGGCCGAGATGGATGGAATTTCGATTAATTCAGCGATTGTACAGCGTCTGGCTAAAAGCCTGCGTGAGGAGAGAGTTAGTGAAGCTTAAAAACGGCGAAACCTCGAAGGCGGCAACCAACGAGGCTTCAATTTTGTCAGCAACTTCCAAGGAACTAACAATGAAGAGTGTAGCAAAAGCAAATATAGAATTCACTATTTTCAATTTCGGCAATAACGAAATTCGCGTCCTAGATAAAAATGGTGAGCCTTGGTTCGTAGCAAGGGATTTGTGTGATGTTCTTGGTATAGCTAACAACCGCGATGGCATTGCCCGTCTTGATGAAGATGAAAAGGGTGTAGCTTTAACCGACACCCTTGGTGGGGTGCAAGAGTTGGGCATTGTTAGTGAGTCCGGAATGTACACCCTGGTCCTTCGTTGCCGTGATGCAATCAAACCAGGAACAGTTCCCCACACATTCCGTAAGTGGGTGACAGCAGAAGTGCTACCTGCCATCCGTAAGCACGGCTTTTATGAAAAGCCAGCAGTTGTTAAAAAAGATCACCAGTCAACTGCAACACAACTCATTCCGTTGCGCCAAACAGCAGAAAGGCTAATTGCTACCGGGCTTGGCAAAATCTACCCGGACATTTGGAAGTACGTTCACAGCAAGTTCGAGGTGAAACACATTCATCAGTTGACGCCTGCACAGATTGGTGAAGCCATTGAATATCTGAATGCACTGGAAGGCGAATATATCGGCAAGCAGAAAAATCTGCCACTGGCGCACAACCAATTCACCGATGAAGAGTTATGCAAACTGTGCTGGCTATGGAGCTACGCTACTCACATGGCGAGTTACATGCTGGAGGTGGAGCCAATACTAAGAGCCGCCGAGCATCGACTTGCCGGGGCGTATTATTCTATGCCCCGAGAATCTACCAGAGTCCTTAATGCGTCTCGCCGAATGCTACAGCGAGAGACGATGCACATCGAACGCGCCAACTGGCACGATGACAATTGGCGGGTATTGGATCGAATGCGAATTGACCACCCATGTTTTAAATAACCACACCAAACCCGCTTCGGCGGGTTTTTGCGTTGCCCTTAACACATGATAGGATTACTCCTAACTTTACTTGTGGGGATAGGGATATGAGGAAAGAAACACTGTTGTGTTTAACAATTATTCTGCTGAGTGGTTGCGCTGCAAAAGTAGACCCTGCTTTACAAGCAGAGGCGATGAAGCCGCTAACCTGCCAGGATGAGAAGCAATGTGATTTGTACTGGAAAAGATCTCAGTTTTGGCTGGCTAACAATTCAGCATGGAAGATTCAGACGGCGACTGATACGCTAATTTCAACTTATAATCCAACGCCTAATAGCCCCTTATTGGCGTATCAAGTTAGTAAGATGCCTAATGAAAATGGTTCATCTCAGATCTTTATAAAGCCTTTCTGCGATAATATCTTTGGTTGCCGTCCAAATATTTATCAAGCTGTTGTCAATTTCAAAACCTTCGTAAGAAATGGTTCTTGATATGAAAAAAATACTAATCGCACTCTGCATGATTGGGATGGTTGGGTGTATGGCAAGTTCGCTAGAAAATCAGAAACCGATTTATGCAGGGCATACACAAAAAGACGTAGATGCTGTAAACCGCTGTTTGTCTCCAAAGTGGGTTGAGTTACGTCCATCAAGCTCCAGCATTCCTACCGAAACGGGATATAAAATTACAGCCTCTGACGATATCTTCGGCGCTTTAGCAATTGCGAAGGTAGATAAATCAGGCACGGGAGGCAGTGATGTTGCGGTATACGCAGTTGCCAAAGGGTGGAATGATCACTGGGGAAGTGCGGCCAGATCGTGTATGTAATAAAAAAACCCGCCATCAGGCGGGTTTTACATACAGAGGCACATATGGAAAAACACTACAACGGCAAGCATTTAGTTAAAAACGTCAACCACAACGGGATTATATTTCGGATGATGGTTGTGAAAGGTCATAGGTCAGAACACATCCCAGAAGATCCACAAGATAAAGCCAACGGCAAGACAATCCACCTAAGCCTTTCCCGAACCAAAAAGGAATTCGACGAAAACCTTATCGAAGTGCTTAACAAGGTGGGTGATGATGAGAGGGTTTTATCAATTTGTCCTCACGACCCTGTTTTTGAATATGCCTATTCTCGCCTAAAGGAAATTTCAGAAGCCTAATCTATTGGAAATAAAATAATGCACGCAATCCCTCAAGAAAGAATGGCAACCGTTGAATTATTTGGTCCATTAGCAAAAACATTCGGTAAAACGCATCATCGTCTTGTCAGAACAAAAGCAGAAGCAATCCATGCTCTGTGTAAAACAATCGATAATTTTGAACGATTCCTTAATACCAGCAAAATTAGGGGGCTAACCTATGCCGTTTTTGTTGGTAAAAAGAATGTTGGCGTTGATGACCTCGGTTATCCGATAACTGAGGAAGTGATAAAAATTATTCCAGTGGTGATAGGCAGCAAACGCGCAGGCGCACTGCAAACTATTTTAGGAGCAGTTCTTGTCGTGGTTGGTGTGGTAGTCGGTTATATGACTGGGGGGGTAGCGTCGTCTATAGGTTATGGGATTGCAAAGGTTGGTGCATCAATGGCCCTTGGCGGAGTGATCCAGATGCTATCTCCTCAGCCAGCAGGGCTCGCGAGCAAGCAAAGCGCTGACAATCAGGCATCTTACGCGTTCGGCGGGGTCACTAACACTGCAGCTCAGGGTTATCCGGTGCCTCTTGGGTACGGCAGGCGTCGAATTGGCGGGGCGATTATATCAGCCGGTATTTACGTTGAAGATAAGCAGTAATCACATCTAATCCTTACATCTCTTAAGGGCGCTCAGGCGCTCTTTTTTAATGGGCGCAATATGGCAACAGCAATCGCAATTAAAGGACGCAAGGGCGGAAGCTCTTCATCACGTACGCCTGTCGAACAGCCTGATGATCTTCAGTCTATCGCAAAAGCAAAATTGCTCATCGCGCTGGGAGAAGGAGAGTTCGGTGGCGGTCTTGATGGAACAAGAATTTTTCTTGACGGTACGCCGCTGGTAAATAATAGCGGAGGTAGTAACTTCAGCGGCGTGAAATGGGATTTTCGTCCGGGAAATCAGGCGCAGACATATATACAAGGTATGCCCGGAACAGAGAATGAAATAAATGTTGGTACGGAAGTAAAAAGCTCAGTTTCATGGACTCACACATTTACAAACACTCAGCTGTCAGCGATTCGGCTTCGTATTAAATGGGCATCACTATACAGGCAGCAGGATAACGGCGATCTTGTCGGTAATAAAATTGATTACATCATAGAACTGCAGACAGATGGCGGCGCATTCAGGGCTGTGGTTAATACCTCTGTTACAGGAAAAACCACATCCGGATATGAGCGCAGCCACCGCATCGACCTGCCACAATCTGGCAGCACCTGGACCGTTCGTTTGCGCAAAATAACCACTGACGCCAATAGCGCAAAGATAGGCGACACGATGACTTTGCAGAGCTACACAGAGGTCATAGACGCTAAATTACGCTATCCGAACACAGCTCTGCTTTATATCGAGTTCGATTCCAGCCAGTTTAACGGATCTATTCCTCAGATTGCCTGTGAGCCAGAGATGCGCGTAATCCGCGTACCAGACAATTACGATCCGAAAACCCGCAGCTACAGCGGAACATGGCTGGGCGGATTTAAATGGGCGTGGACTGATAACCCGGCGTGGATTTTCTATGATCTGGTCGTTACTGACCGTTTCGGACTGGGAAACCGTCTGACTGCTGCCAATATCGACAAATGGGAACTTTATCGAGTTGCTCAGTATTGTGACCAGATGGTCCCGGATGGGAAGGGTGGGAGCGGAACAGAACCGCGCTATACCTGCAATGTGTACGTTCAGGACAGAAACGACGCTTACACTGTCCTGCGTGACTTTGCTGCTATTTTTCGTGGCATGACGTATTGGGGCGGTAATCAGATCGTGGCGCTGGCAGATATGCCGCGAGATATCGATTACAACTATACCCGCGCCAATGTAGTAGACGGAATTTTTACCTACTCAAGCAGCACGACAAAAACCCGCTACACCAATGCTCTGGTGTCATGGTCAGACCCTCAAAACGCCTACGCGGATGCAATGGAGCCGGTTTTCGAACAGAGTTTGGTAGCTCGTTACGGATTTAATCAACTTGAACTTACGGCAATTGGATGTACACGCCAGTCTGAGGCAAACCGAAAAGGCCGCTGGGGAATTCTGACCAACAATAAAGACAGGGTTGTAACTTTCTCCGTTGGGCTGGACGGTATGATCCCGCAGCCCGGATATATTATCGGTGTTGCTGACGAAATGCTGTCAGGGAAGGTTACGGGCGGGCGCATAAGTGCTGTGAATGGCCGCGCTGTTACTCTTGACCGTCTACCTGACGCCTCGGCTGGCGACAGACTAATACTCAATCTGCCATCCGGAGCATCGCAGAGCCGGACCATACAGTCTGTAACCGGAAAAGTGGTGACCGTGACAACAGCGTATGGCGAGACTCCTCAGGCTGAATGCGTGTGGGTTGTCGAATCTGATGAACTCTATGCGCAGCAATATCGTGTAGTCAGTGTTTCGGATAACAACGACAACACGTTCACTATTTCAGCCGCTCATCATGACCCGGATAAATATGCGCGCATCGATACAGGTGCGATTATTGATGAGCGCCCAATTAGCGTAATTCCTCCAGGCAGTCAGACCGCACCCGAAAACATCGTAATAGATTCTTACTCTGTTGTTAGCCAGGGCATTAGCGTGCAGACAATGCGAGTGCACTGGAATGATGCTGAGAACGCTATATCGTATGAAGCGCAATGGAGGAGAAACGAAGGAAACTGGGTGAACGTGCCGCGCAGTTCGACAACTTCATTTGAAATTCCTGGCATATACGCAGGTCGTTATCTTGTTCGCGTTCGTGCTATCAATGCTGCTGAGATATCGTCGGGCTGGGGGTATTCGCCAGAAGAAACGTTAACTGGAAAAGTGGGAAATCCTCCAAAACCGGTGGGGCTCAGGGCTTCTGATGACGTTGTGTTCGGTATAGAGCTGAACTGGGGATTCCCCGCCAACACAGAAGATACATTGAAAACTGAAATTCAGTACAGCAAATCATCGAGCGGAGATAATCCAATATTACTTGCTGATGTTCCCTATCCATCTGCAAAATATCAGCAGATGGGCCTGGCTGCCGGAGTCGAGTTCTGGTATCGCGCACAACTGGTTGATAAAAGTGGTAATGAATCCGGTTACACCGGGTGGGTAAGGGGTATATCTAATCCAAATGCATCAGATATATTGAGTGATATCGTCGATGATTTTCTTAATTCTCCGGACGGAAAAGAGCTTCTTGCACCGCTGCAGACAAGCCCTGAGGCGATTTTGCATGATGTGATGGCAACGTACGAAACTGTAAATCAACAGTGGGCGCAATATGGAGAAAATAAAGCTGGTATCATACAGGCCCAACATACAGCAGCCGATGCTAATAAAGCCATTGCTCAACTTGAAACTGACGTTACAGCTAATTTCGCGTCACAGCAGGCTGCAATACAGCAGAAATTTACGGCTTATGCTGATGCTGATAATCCTAATGCAATTTATACACTCAAGACCGGGATAAAGTATAACGGCGTTAATTATGATGCGGGTTTATCAGTTGCGACAGCCGTTGTTAATGGTCAGGTTGTAACCAGGGTTGCAATAAATGCAAACCAATTCGTCATAACAAGCGGTTCAGGGAATAATATTTACTCACCTTTCGCTGTCGTTAATGGACAGGTTTTTATGAATAGCGCATTTATTCAGGATGGTACAATTACTAATGCTAAAGTTGGTAATCTACAGTCTGATAATTATGTTCCGAATTCTTCTGGGTGGCAAATAAACAAAAATGGAACGATGTACCTGAATGGCGGCCAATCTGGACAGGGCAGGCAGAGTATCGAGCCTGATCGTATAAGTATATTTGATCCGCAAGGTAACCTTAGAATAAGACTAGGGAGGCTGTAGTGTCATATGGTTTACATATAGTTCCAGGTGATGGCGGGAATCCAGTCGATATTTCATCTAATTGCAAGCTACCAAGCTATGTTGGATACAGGTCAGTAATGGCAACAGGAGGAAGAAAGAGCACTGCAATACAAGGACTTCTTCCTGGGTCAACAATGCTTGTAATTCCACGCCAAACATATTATTTGGTCGACTCGGGAAAGATAGTTCCAGATATTTGCTACACAGAAAGCATACAGCAGCAGGGGGTAAATGTAATTATTAACAGCGTAAGTTCATTTCAGGACAGGGTAAACTCTGAAGTTGGTAGCTTTGATATATTCCAGATAATGGGTAACTCTACGGAAGATGGCCAGTACGGTATAATAATGAGAGACAGCTCTGATTTCATGTCAGTCACGGACTCATCTCTTCTTGGTTATGTATCGTTTCGTGGCGTAGTTAATATTAATTCCAGATGGAGTATACCCGACATCCCCAATAGAAATAACTGCATTGTTTTTGCAAGATGGAATAACCAGAGTAGTACTTTGTATTTTGACAGGCAAAGCATGTCAATTCAGGTATGGAGTAACCCATCTCTTTTCAGAATGGAAAACAACGGCACAATCAACGGTGTACAGATAGTAATAATAAGCACTGGTTTTTTTCCGCCAAACCCTGATGGCGGTTGGGGGCTTGTTATTAAAAATGCAAATGGACAAAATACTTACAGCTCTACTTACAGCCCAATGATCTGGCGCGGGGCATCGTGGAACCCTCCGGGAGGAATGGATCGAGCGGGAACATTCACAGGGTTTATCGGGAATGTCAGCAAAGCAATGATACCACTATGTTCACTTGGCGTTCATATGACAAATCCTCGGCAAGGAAGTTATGGTAATTATCATTTAACAGGAATGATGATGAACACGGTTAATAATACAGCCGCTGTTGTACGTGCTGTTCCATACGCCTCTGCTGATGCAAACAGTGGTTTCGCAAGACCCAGCTTTGTTAGTGGTCTGATTTTGCCAGTAATAGATGCCGATGACTATTTTTAATTAAAAGGTTAAAACAATGCCAGCAGGTACAATTTCTTTAATCAACAATTCGATGACAGTTTCAGGAAACGGAACAGTATTTTCTAATGAACTAAAACAAAATGATTTTATTGTAGTCGTTGTTGGTGGGGTAACCTACACGTTAGGTATAAATTCTGTTAACTCGGCAAACTCAGCCACTCTTAATACAGCTTACAATGGACCGACAATATCAGGAGTGGCGTGGACCGCAATACCAAACCAAACACTTGTTGGTATCACTGCACAAATATCTGCTGATGTAGCAAAAGCCATACGCGGGCTAAATGCTGACAAGCAGAACTGGCAGCAAGTATTTAGCAGCAATGGAAGCGTTACGGTAACGTTACCTGACGGAAGTCAGTTTAGCGGGCCGTCATGGAACTCAATATCAACAAATTTTTCGGGAAAGTTAGATAAATCACAGAACCTGAACGATCTAACTGATAAAGAAAAATCACGGAATAACCTGGGGTTAGGTGCGGCAGCAACAAAAGGATTTAGCGGATCATCAGACTATCTGATGTCAGAAGGAGTCGGAGGATGGTGGGCATCAACTTCACCAAACGGTGTAAATGACGGTCGATACAATGAGAAATCTGGTTTTTATGCTGGTCCGGGCGCTGCCGGGATAAATTATTTTGATGCGTATGCACCAATGATGGTGATGTGCAGATATCCATTTGTTTACGGCATGCTGCAAATCTCACCGAACAGCGGCCGCGCCGCGGTTCGCGGCAGGAATGGAGATAATTTCAGCCAGTGGAATGAATTGTACACGACAGGTAACACAACAAAAGCAAGTGACGGAACGCTTAAAGCAGCATCACCAGTTGCGCGGATTGTTAACTCAAGAGAGTTATGTGAGCGAGATGATATTGACGAAGAAGGGTTTGAATGGTGCGGCGATGGGACGTGCAACGAAGAGGCCGCAGGGATAAAAATAACCCGGATGGACACTGGGGTATACGCGGTTGTCGGATCGCTTGGCCTTGCAAAATCGGGATGGAAACTTCTTCCGCCAATGGATCCTGGTGGCATGGGTGAACTCGGTGTTGTTGAAGCAGAAGAAACAGATGCTGGAGGAATTACAGTACGTCTCTATAAGAGAAAATACGTCCTTAATGAAGAAGGTGAAATTGAGCGAACAAAAGGAAATCCGATCAATGTTCCTGTTAATAGCTGGATTGATATACGACTTGAAATGTTTAAGTCGACAGAAGAAATACCGTCATAATCCAGCCCGGTTCGCCGGGCTAGCATGGAAAAACTAAATTACCCTTCCGATCAACCTCTTACCTTAAGCCTCTATAACCTCCTTGATCACATATAAATTACAATAAATACTGTACGTATAAACAGTATTGTGGGGTGCGTATGGGATCTAAGGATTTGGGTTTTGATGTTGTCTACAGAGGGTGTTCACTAGAGAAATTCAGCGACGGAAAGCTGGTATTTTTCCAGCGTTCGGAAGGGTGTGGCGGAGGTTACTGGCTTGTGAGGACATACGCCAATAGCGTTTACTTCGAACTGGAACGCCCCGTTTCACTACGGCAGGGTATTCAGCACATTATGGAATTGGGGGATGTGGATCGGATGCAGCAGCTTAATGACGACCAGTTCGGGTTGCCGTTTTGA